CGATCCTCCAGGACGTGTTCGAGGGATGGATCATAATCATCCGTGAGGTCATCAGCTGGATCAATTCGCTGATTACCCTTCTGAAGCGTGCCCTCGCCCTCATGTCAGCCGTGGGTGCAGGCGGAGGCGGTGGAGGCGGAGGCGGTGGGGCGCACTACGGCGCTCAGTTCAACGCTGGTGAGGGCTTCGCAAATGGCGGTTCGTTCGGTGTCGGTGGGACCGGTGTCGGCCGTGACACGACACCGGTAGCCTTCCGCGCTGAGCGTGGCGAGCGCGTGACCGTCGAGACAAAGAAGCAGCAGCGTGCGAACGACAACCAGGGCGAGACCAAGGTGAACGTGCCTGTGAATGTCACGAGCATATTCGACCTGTCGTCGATACCTCTCGTCAACGAGAGTGCTACCGGCCAGAGGTCCATCATTAATGTCGTTCGCGCCAATCGCGAAGAGATCAACGCAATCTTGGGAGCGAATTAGATGCTGCGCTTCGCAGACAGTTTCGAGCACTACGGCACCTTAACGTCGAATATGTTGCTGGGCTGGTGGGCCAGTCTAGCAGTAGCTGGCGGTGACACTATAACTTTATCGTCTACGTTTGCACGAACTGGCACAAAGTCGCTCAAGTTTACGGACAATATCGGTGTCAACGCAAACTGTGACGCGAGGTTCACTCTGGGCGTCAGCGCCATAACGGCAGGTTTTGGCGCGAGTGTATATCTCACCTCGTTACCTGTCGCCAATGCTACGGTAGGTATGCAGTTCCGTGATAGTACCAACACCTCAATATTAACACTCTTATTCCAGTCTGACGGCTCAATAGAGGCCAGAAAAGGCAGTAGCACAGGCACTGTCATCGACATCAGTGACAGCATCTTGACTGCTGGTACCTTCCACCACGTCGAATGCAAGGCTGTGTTCGACACAGTTGCCGGCTCAGTCGAGGTCCGTGTCAACGGCATCACAGTCATCCAGATCGGTTCACTTAACCTTGGATCAGCACCTGCTGTGGCCTGTTCTCTAAGGATGCTCGATGCTAATGTATCTAACCCGGATGTTTACTGGGACGACGTCTTCGCGTGGGATGACACAGGAACGCACAACAACGACTTTATCGGACCGCAGCGTATATTGACGATATTTCCGACTGGTGACACTGCCCAAGCCGACTTCACCAAGAATGGTGCAGCTACGGGTTATGGATGTGTCAACCAGTCGACGCCGGACGGTGATACGACCTATCTCAGCTCGACAGTGGTCGGCCACAAGACCGACCTGTCTTTGCCTACGCTGCCTCCAGAGCTTGTCACTATAGCAGGTGTGATAGTCCCAGCGATGGCAAGGCTAGATGCTGCTGGCGTCGGTAACTTGAAGATGTCGATGAAGAGCGCGGCAGCTCTACTCGCCGGTGCTGATGTTCCTCTGACAACAGGGTACAACTACATAAGGGGCAACATCTTTGAGTATGACCCTAATACTACATTGGCTTGGACGAAGGCCGGTCTCGAAGCTGCTCTGCTTCGTAATGAGAAGACAGTCTAAAGCATGTCCGACCCTGATTTCTCTAAAGTAGTTCTATTACTCTCGTTCGATGGACTGGACGGTGCAGTAGTTACAGCTGACAAGAGTCCCGCTAATCATCTTCCTACCTTTCTAGCTAATGCCCAGATCGACACCGCCCAATCAAAGTTTGGTGGGTCATCCTGCTTATTTGATGGGGTCGACGACGCTATCAGCTTCTCAGACAGCAACGACTGGAGACTGTCGGCAGCTAACTCCGACCAGTTCACAGTAGAGGGCTGGGTAAGGTTCTCGTCTGTCTCAGGCGACCGCCACTTTATGGGTCAGTGGATCGCTGCTAATCTTGGTTGGAATATTCGTAAACAAAGCGGCGGTGAACTACAGTTCGGGTGGTCCACTGACGGGTCCAACAGCTTCACAGTTGTGACCGCAGGCGCTAACTTCGTCATAAATACCTGGTACCACTTTGCTGTCGAAAAGAACAGCAGTGGCAAGATCAGGATCTATATCGACGGTGTGATGCTTGGCAGCAGCACACCAGCTGACTCGTCTATATTTAACTCAACATCCGCGTTGATTATTGGTGAAGAAACCACCCGTGATTTTGCTGGGTGGTTTGACGATATTCGGATCACCAAGGGTCTGGCCCGCTACGACTCAGATGCTGGGTTCGCAGTCCCGTCGGCAGCATACCCTACCTTTGGCCCGACAACTATTCTCCCTGCCCGATACTGGATGCTCCAGATTTCTGCCAACAACGGAGACGGCGTTGGCACCGCTATATCTGAGCTGAAGTTCTTTGACTCGTCAGGGACCCAGATAAGCACAGTGGGCGGCACGCCGACGGCATCGTCGATATTTAGTGCAAGCTATCCAGCTTCAAAAGCGTTCGACGGAGTGACTACCGGGTTCGTGTGGCTGAGTAGCGGTATCGCCGCCACTCAGTGGATAAAGATGGACTTCGGTGCCGGTAACGAAAAGGATGTCGCCTATGTTGAGATGGCTACTGAGAGTGGCCAACCTACCCGTGGTCCGAGGCTGTTCAGATTAAAGTACTCTAACGACGACGTTGACTACACGACTAAGTTTGATATTGTAGATATCATGGGTCCGACGGGCAATGGCGTCCGAGCATGGAATGGCGTCGCATTTTACGCTTTCCCACCTCCTCTAAAGCGTGACTGGCGAATTCGCACTGACACTACGTACCTAACATCTAGGATTAACGTCGCAGTTGCCGAGTTTGAGTTTGCGTTAGGAGCAGCTGGAGCGGACCAGTCTGTGGTTGCATCACCTGTCTATGGTGAGCTTCAATGGTATTCTAGTAACACTCCTGCTCTGGCAGTTGACGACAACACTGGTACGTATTGGGCAACTAACGTAGGTGCAACTGTTGCCGCCCCTCAATATTACCATGTTCAATTTTCGACAGCTAAGAATATTTCTGAGATACGCCTCAGGTCTAGGAACGACACTTTTCATGACCAGATACCAGCAACAGGTGAAGTCCACTACAGCGATGGAACCGGTGGCTGGGTCTCAGTTGGAACGTTCAATTTTACGGCCGACGGTTCCTCTGCTGGTCAGGTTCACACTTTAACGACAGGGTTGGCTGTACCTGATCTTGTCAGTGTGTCTCCTGTAAATGGTCCTCTTGCTGGTGGGACGGCAGTAACTCTTACAGGCACCACCCTCCTTGGCACGACCGACGTCAAGTTTGGTGGGGTGTCGGCGACCTCTATAGTTGTCGTCAACTCGACGACTATAACGTGCGTCACGCCAGCACACGCTGTTGGGCTCGTCAACGTCGACATATTTAACCCTGCAGGTAACGACACTCTGGTAAATGGGTTCACGTATCAAGACCTCCAGACCATAGTGACTCAGACCCCGTTGCTGGTGCTTGATGCGAGTAACCAAGCAATAAGGGTCACTCAGGTCCCGATGCTGATCCTCTATCAAGAGAAACAGCCGACGCGTGTAACTCAGACACCACTGCTCGTTCTTTACGAGCCCAAGCCCGTCCCGCTACCTGGACCGGTAGTGCCTGAAACTTCTGTGTCTGAGAGCTGGATCTGGAAAACCGCGATCAGCAGCGCTTTGACAAGTAAGGAGCAGCGCAGTCGACTGCGCGAGGTTCCACGGTACAAGATGCAGTTCTCGGTCCTGATACTTGACGAGGAGGACCGCGTCAGGATATATAACCTGCTCATGAGGTTCCTGAAGACTACTTTCACATACCCGTTATACCAGTACTGTGTCCAGCTGGATCAGGACGCAGCGGTCGGTGCGACGAAACTCTTCTGCGACACCACCAAGACTGACGTGAGAGCAGGTGAGTTCGTGGCCCTATATGACCCACAGTTGGAGGAGACAACGTACCTGCTCTGCACGACTGTCGACGTCGACGGGGTGAACTTGTCTGTGCCACTCACCTCCGGCGCGTTCACGTACATGCAGCTGTGCCCCGCGATCGACTTCAGGATCATGCCTACTGTGGGCCTGAACATGAGATCAGTCGACGGCGACATGTCGATTACTATGGAGAGTGTGAAGCCGCGGATATTCCAGAGACCCGGCGCTACACCCACGTTGGCCACGATAGACAGTATATTGGTTGTGCCCGAGCGGCCTCTCGCGAACGATGAGGTTCCCGAGAATTTTGACATGGGCAACGAGTGGTTCGACAATGGGACAAGTGTCCCAGAGGTCTTTAATGAGTGGACTAACCCACAGACGAAGAGCACGCGGAAGTATGAGTTTGATCGGAGGGTGAAGGTCGACTACTGGAGAGCCGTCTGCGATACGCTGAAGGGAAGGCAGAACGTTGCCCTGTTCCCGACATTCAGGAACGACCTCCCGCTGCGTGATCCAATGGTGCTCAACTCAACGAGCTTCACTACAGACAACATAAACTTCTTCCTGTGGTATCTTGACCAGAATTTCCGCTACCTCGCCATCAACACCGCCAACGGGATGAAGTATCGGCGAGTGTCCTCGGTAGAGCCACACTACGACGCGAATGGTGACCCATACTATCTGACGGTGAAGCTCACAGCAAGCACAGGTAACATAGCGGGTGACAACGTCATATCGTCGATCTCTTACATGAACCTTTGCAGGTTGGACAGTGATGAGGTCAAGCTGACTCACTACGAAGTCGACACTGACATAGAGTTCGCGATCAAGGCTGTAAACAGATGAGCGTCTACGACGACAAGGACAGGTCAGTTCATGACTCGGCACCCGTCGAATGCTACAAGTTTGTCGGTGAGTTAGACGTGTACCGCTACACCAACAACAATGAGGCGGTAACCGTCAACGGCGAGGTCTACGAGCCATTGTCTAGCATCTCCCGTAGCTCTATCGAGACGTACTCCTTGCTCGACAGTCCGCAAACCGTCGACATCAATATCCCGATCACGTCCGACCTGTCGCAGGCCTACTCCTTCTTGAAGATGCCGCTCACCCTCGACCTTGAGGTCAGGTCGGTGCACAGGGGGACGAACTACGCGACTGACTGGAAGCTAGTCTGGCAGGGTCAGTGTGTGGCTTTTCCGGTGGACAACAACACAGCTACCGTGAGCACGCAGTCGATCATTCAGTCCTCGCTCGGCCAGCAGCTTAACCAGCTTACGTTCCAGACACCGTGCAACCACGAAGTCTACGACGTCCACTGCGGGTTGAACCCTGCTCTATTTACGACCGTCACTACCGTTACAGATATCAAGGACCACGTCATCACTGTCGCTAATGATGGAAACGCCGACGGCGCCCTGTCAGTCGGCAAGATGGTGAATGTCAGGACCGGTGAGGAGCGAGTGATCGTGAACAACGTGGCCAACGTCGTCACCGTAGGCTACCCGTTCATCGACGTCGTCCTCGGTGACACTGTAAATTTGGTGCTTGGATGCGATAACGCTTACTCGACGTGCCAGACGGTTTTCGCCAACGTCCTGAACTTCGGCGGTTTCATGTTCCTACCGACGACTAACCCTTACGTGGACCCGGTGTAACCATGACGACGTATAGCAGCGAGCCCTTCACGGTCTGGTGGCCGAGGCCAAAGTCGAGTAAGACTGAGGCGAAGCAGGAAATCAAGAAGACCTACACCACCAACTATGTTGCTGGATCAGGTAAGAGTGCCGACGACGTCAGTCTGCCACGTATCGCTACAGGTGGTACCGTCCCTCTGGTGCTCGGCCGCGACGTCGTCCGCAACCCTGACATCATGTGGTATGGTAACCTGAAGCCTGTCAGCAAGAGCGAGGTCACGCAGGATGTCGTGACTGACGCATCCGGCAACCAGACCATCACCACCACCATCACGACCACCGTCGTCGCCTACACAGTCGACATCCAGTTCTGCGTAGGTCTTGGCCCGGGCATGAGACTGCGCTCAATCTTCATCGACAACGTTGCCATCTGGACAGGGACTCAAGGACCTGTAAGATCGACCTTCACTGTTGTAGGCAGCGACGTCATCACCGACGTCATCTTCGCTGGTGGCAACTTCGACCAGGCTGTTGACCCGTACCTAGATAATCTGATCGCTCAGGAACTTTCAGGCTACCGTGGCTACGCTTACGTGATCTTGAAGAGTCTCGACACGACGAAGCTTAGCAATATCTCTTTCGAAGTTGACAGGTATCCCGACCCTTTGGCGCTTGGCGCGAGCAACAAGGTCGGCGACGAGCTTAACCCTGCCTCGGCGATGGCTGAGATCATCACGAGCACGTGGGGTGGTGCTGGCCAGAGCGCGTCGATCATTGGCGCCAGCTTCGGTACTGTTGCAGCCCAGCTCTTCGGTGAGGGGAATGGCGTCAGCCTCATCAACCGCAACAATGTCTCGGCGAATGAGCTGAACTCGATCATCTTAGAACAGATCGACGGTACTCTCTATGAAGACCACGAGACAGGTAAGATCGAAGTCAGCCTGTACAGAGACGAGTTCGACCGCACGAACCTGTTGCGCATATTCGACAATGATATCCTGGACATCAAGCTCAACAAGACAGCCTGGAAGTCGACGCCAACAAGTATCAAGCTGTCGTACACCGACAGGGGACTGGTCTACAGGAACGTGCCGATGGTCGCGCGCAACCTCGCCTCCAGCTCCAAGCTGAGTCGGTCATCCGTAGAGGTAAGTTTCCCGGCTGTAAAGACCGGCGCCCTTGCAGCAGACCTCCTTTCTCGTGTTGGGACGAGCGTCAGCTCTCCGACGCAGCAGGTCACAGTAGTCACTGGTCGTAAAGCTGCAGGGTGCAACCCTGGCGACGTCATCCTCATAACCTGCTCAAAATACAAGTACTATTCGATACCGGCTATCGTGCTTAAGCGCCGTACCCAACCGGTCGAGAACAACATGGTGACGTTGATCTGTAACGTCATATTGTACCCACACAACAAGGTACTGTTCGCCGCGCCTGAGGGCAGCTTCTTCGTCCCAATTGACCCGAACCCTCACGCTCCTGTCTCTGTGAAGATGTTCAGTGCCCCATATTTCCTGAGGTTCACGAGCACGTCCGTGAACGGGACGTTCGATTACCTGTCAAACCAGGCCGTGAGAGACTACACGAATGACGTCCCAGTCGTGTTCGGTGAAGCTTACAATGCAGCCCAAGTAAAGATGGGTGGGTACTACAACTCAGGTGGCATAGACACGAGGTTCTACACTGGGCAGACTGCACCTATCTCACCAGGTTTCGACTTTGGATACCCACTTATCGGGAAGCTGACAGGCACTATCGACAAGTTCGACCACTGGGATGGGAGCCAGGTTACCATCACCATCCACGGGCTCAATAGCCAGGTAGCAGACTACGACTCTATCTTCAGCGCGTACCAGTCGGTCCTTGGCCAGACAGCTATCATCTGGATCGACGACGAGATATTCGTGCTGGACCACGCTCGAGACTTCGGTAGCACGAGTATATTGATCGACACAGGAGCAGGCACACTGACGCTGACTGGCTGCCGCCGTGCGTACGGTGACACGGTCGCGCAGAACCATGCAGCGAACGCGGACGTCTACGTGACCTCGTTCACGTACACCACCAACTTCCTCTCCAAGATACCCTTCGCATACGCGACGACACCGAGTTTCAAGTTCGTTGGTGCAGCCTACCCGAAGAAGTTGTACACGCTCAGCTCCATCTCGACGGCGCTTGCCTACTCTGGTTGGACCACGAACGACAGGGCTAACAGGCCACTTCGCCCGCACGACACGAAGATCAACGCGGCCAGAGGCACGAGCACACCGGTCAACTTGACGCGTGGACTCACTGCAGCTATAACTTGGAAGGTGCGCAGCCGCATCACCCAACCTGTCGGCTCAACCCAGACACCCTCATTCCAGACTGACGCGAACCAGGTCGGCGAGGTCCTTACAGGAAACCACATAGTGTATCGGGTATTCATCGTAGACAGCGCGTTGGTGTCTTGGGACTGTGGAACCACGTCAAGTGCGTCGGACGTCGACAACAAGACTATCACGGTGCCTGCAGGGGCCGCCGCAGGTGTCGGTGAACTCTACGTCCAGTCGGAGTTCACGGTGACGAGTGGACTGAAGGTGTCGAAGTACCAGGACCGTCTGCCAATAAACCTCGTTTAACCGGAAGGAGAAAGTTGACATGTCAGGCTTACTCATCTCTGTCCTCGTGCTCCTGTTGATCTTAGTCCTCGTACACTTCTTGTGTGACACGCTCCCGGGCCTCGCGGGCTACAAGTCCATCATCATGGTCGTGGTCCTCATCATCGGGGTCATCTACATCCTGAGGGGAGCCATGGCCCTGTGACGTCATATTCCAGGGGAATGACATGATGATATACTCATAAATTTCCCCTGGAGTGACTAGAGAATTACGCATTTAACCCAAAGTTTACTTCTGATTACCGACATGATATGATGTTCTAAATTCACAGGAGCGGGTCGTGGCAGTAAAGTCAAAACCAGTTGCACGCAGTGTAGAGTCTCTCAAGGTTCTCCTAGCACAGATCAACGCCTTAGCACCTGACAGATCCAAAGTATCTGATGGCTGGATCGGGAACGCTGAACATATGGCTCGACACTCGGACCATAACCCCGAGCCAGACGGGACCGTCGACGCGAGGGACTTCACCAACGACCCGTCAGGCGGGTGTGACTCCCGGAAGCTCTGTGAGGCGATTCTTGCCTCAAGGGACCCTCGCCTGAGCTACGTCATCAGCAACGGTGAGATCGCATTCGGCCGCAAGGGCCCTCACCCATGGACCTGGCGGAAGTACACCGGCGCGAACGGACACTACCACCACGCGCACGTCTCAGTCCTCGACGAGGGCCAGGACGACAAGACCCCGTGGAAGATCGAGTCCGCCTTCAAGAAGATGGTCCCCGCGCCCTCCGTGACCCTCACGAAGAAGCAGGTCAGCTCTGTCATGCACCTCGGGTCAAAGGGCGAGTTCGTTGAGACGCTCCAGAAGAACCTGAGGACCCTCGGGTACGGCCCGATCGCCGTCGACGGGGACTTCGGCGACGACACCGACAGGGCCGTCAAGGAGTTCCAGAAAGATCACAAGCTCAAGAGCGACGGTTGGGCAGGTCCAGCGACACTCGAGGCCGTCGGTCACGCCCTCGAGAGGCGGAAGACGCAGCCCAAGATCGACGAGGCCGAGAGCAAGGTTGCCGCCGCAAAGAAGGTAGTCAACGACGCTGCGGCCAACGGCAAGAGCGTCTCGAAAACAGAGTGGCTTGCAGGTCTCCTGGGGGCAGGAGGGACGGTCTCGGTCATCAAGCAGACTGCCGACACGGTGACCGAGACCACTAAGTCGGTCAGTGACATGGTCGTGAGCCTCGGGCCATGGATCCTGCTCGGCGCCGTTACGGCCTCTGCCGCAGGCTACATCATCTACGACCGCCGCCGCAAGCGCCTCGAGGCCGCCGCAGTCAAGAAGGTCCTGTGATGTTTCCGAACATCAATACGTATATTGGGGTCGCCGTCGGGGTCGGGGTCTCCATGGGACTCGCCTGGGGATACAACGTCCTGGTCGATAACCCGTCTGTCGTCCGTGAAACAACCGCGAAGGTAGAGGCCGCAGCCCAGGCACGCACCCTGGCCGCCATAAGTGAGGTTACAGATGCTTCTCAGAAAGCTCGTGCTATGCGCCGCCTCTGCCGCGATACTGGCAAGCTGTACAACTTCGAAACAGGGAAGTGCAGGTAAGGAAGACCTGGCCAGGTCTGCCAGGGCAATCTTCGGCACAGAACTCGTCGGTACCCGTGGCTTGACGCCGCAGGACCAAGAGAATATCGACGATACTGTGGCGGGCGCTTGCGCCGTGGGGGTCTACACTAAGCCGGAGTGCCGGCGCCACCAAGAGATAACTTCACAGTAGACACTAAGAAACGGCAGGCGGGATGGAACCTAAAGTTGAGGAACATTACATGTTCGACCATCAAGCAAAGTCTATCGCCGACAGCGTACTAATTCTAGCAATATCCAGGGTTTCCATGGTATTGGCCCTACCTACGATCGCCTTCATAGCCTGGCTAGGCGGCCAGTGGCTCGATCAGAGGTTCAACCAGCAAGACGCGAAGATAGTCGCCCAGTCCATAGCCTCGACGAACCAGAATACCCTCATCACAGCACGTATCGAGTCCACGGAGCGCACGACCGGCGCCCGTGTTGAGACCGTAGAGCGCTCGGCCAGCGCGCGCGCCGACACTGTAGAGCGCTCGGCCAACGCGGCAATCGAGCAGGCGGCGAAGGTGAACGACAGGCTCATAGCTGTCGAGGCTAACCAGGCCCAGAACTTTGCAGCGTCAGAGCGCTTCCAGAACGGGGCACTACAGAGGCTTGATAGGATGCAGGATAGCATCATACTCATGTCGAACGCTATAGCCGCGCTTACCGCCACGCTTCAGGCTGAGAAAGACAAAGAGTCTAGATCCAACTCAAGATAGACGTCCCTAGTATCTCGGCCATAACGCTCTTCTTAGCGCGGAGACTAGCGAAGATCTTCTCGTTAACTGTTCCTCGGGCGTAGTAGTCGAGGTAGAGCACACTGTCAACCTGGCCCAGACGCATCGTTCGATCCTCTGACTGTAGTCGGTGCTCCAGGTTATAACCGTTACTGAGATAGTGGTTCTCCTTCCCCGTGGTGAGAGTTCTTCCGTAACCAAGACTCTGCTGGTTGGCGACGATCCACCGAACGTCTCCTCCAGGATCTTGGAAGCTTCTGACAGCTGCCTCTCGCTCATCGTCCTTTACCCCTCCGTAGAAACGCGCCACCTTGGCGACCCCGTAATTTTTCCTCAGCTCCTCGAACATGTGCTCGAGCATGCCACGGTAGTTGCACCAGATGATGCCCTTCGCGCTGCTGTCCTCGAGCTGGGTCATCACCGCCTCAACGCGGTGGTTCTTCAGGATGCGGTAGCTGCCGTCGTCAAGCTTTAGCTGGCCCACCGCGATCTGGTCCATCTTCGATATGATCTCCATGGCCGACGCAGCCTCGACGATCGTGTTGTCCCCGAATTGGGCAAAAGCCATGTCACGCATGTCGGAGTACATCTGCTCCTGCTCATCTGAGAGCGGGACCACGACCTTCTTGTAGATTTTCGGTGGAAGGTCGAAGCACTCGTGCCGCTCCTTGATCGAGGCGAAGGCCCTGATCTTCTTGTTGAGCCTGTCAAGATTCTTTGCCCCGGTGATCTGCTTAAAGTGCCTCTCACCGAAGTACTTTATCTCCTCGACACAGTACTCTGACTTGAAGCTGTAGAAGGACGTCGTGCCCATGATGCCCTCACCGAGGACCTTGGACTGACCCCAGACGTCGAGCGGGCTGTTGGGGCTGAACGTCCCCGTCATGATCATGCGGTACCTGGCCAGGTGAGCGAGTCTGTAGACCTCCTTCGCCCTCGCGGACTTGTGGCTCTTGGCAAGCGTGCTCTCGTCAAGGATGAAGAACAATCCAAGCTTCCGCGTCTTGGCGAAAGCTCTAGCGACCTGGCCACCCTCGTGGATCATCGACTCCGCGTTAATGTTCAATATACGCAACTTATTGGAAGGCTTCACCAGGTTGCGGATATTCTGCTTCTCGTGCTCCTTCAATCCAGACCTGTAGACCTCGCAGACGTAGTCTACCTCGGGTGGCATGTGCTCAGGTATCTCGACATACTTCCAGTTGGTGTACTCACCCTTCTTTGCCATGACGATCACGGTGTCGATCTTACCAGTCAACCATAGGTAGGCCATCTTATCAATAGCCGACTTGGACTTGCCAGTGCCAGGGTCCCACAATAAACCACGCGCAAGTGTATCGCGGTGAGCCCACTCCTCGACCTGGTGCTTCATGGGCTTGTAGACGAACGGGAAATCGTCTTGGGGGAAGTCTTCCATTATTCAGGTCTCGCTGTCTTTAGTCGCTCAGCTTCGGCCTCGAGAGCCCACTTAAGAAAGCTTTGAGACCAGTGAAAATCAGCTCTTGTTGACATGGACAGATACACCGCTAACATGTCGACTAAGTGGTGTCTTGAGCAACCACTTTGAGCTATTTCTTTGATAATCTGTGCAGTATCATCCATTCAGAACCTCACCTTTCCGTCACCGTAGTCCATGTGCTCGTCTGTCAGTGACGGGAACATGTACCTGACGGGCTTGCTGTTCTGCCTGGCGAACTCGACCTCTCGCTTCGTCGACGACCCGACGTACCCGCCGACGTTGATCACGTAGATCATGTCAGCGAGATTGATCTTCTTGAAGTGGAGTCTGTCGAGAGCTTGCTTCGCTGTCGTGTCCTCGTTCCCGTCAGATGTCAGGAACCTGGAACCCACAGGTTGGTCAGCGTGGCCGAATAGCCCGAGACTGATGACGACGTGTCCAAGCATCGAGAAGTGCGCGTTGGCGAGATGGAACGCCTCGGGGAAGCGGGATGACCCACACAGGGTGATGATCATTGCACTGCTCCTAACAGGTAAAGCATGAGTAGTAGGTTACCGACCTTGGACCTCATCTCGGGGTCGTTGTACTCACGACATAGCCCCGACGGGTGTGGGATCACGTAGTAGACGAAGCCCTCAGCACTATTGGGCCTCAGGTTGAAGCCGTTGTGCTTAAGACCGAGGGTCCTGGGCACGTTCGTCCCACACATCACCACGACCCTGTTGTTGATCTTGCCCAGGATGTCGAGCCACCGCTGATGGGTGAACCTCTCAGGGTCGAAGACCTCATCGTCTAACAGATTGTATCGGTCGAAGGCTGCCTCGTACTGCGGGGCGCCGACCACGACCGGCGGCTCCTTGGCCATCCCGCTTATGGCGAGCATCTGCCATAATCTGTAGCCAGACGCACGAGTTGGCAACACTCCCAGGGCCTTCGCCGGATCGTCCGAGTGCGGGTTATTCATGCCGAGTAGAACGGGCTTCACTTAACTTCTCCAGTTTCCTTGTAGTGTACGATCTGCTTGCGGGCCTCTGTGGAGAGGGTGATCTGCTTATACCCGGCTTTCATGGCCTGGGCCAGCTGAATCAACTTCTTCTTCTCGGCCTGTTGCCTAGTGTAGAAGGCGAAGGCCCCGATCATGAACCGCTTCTGACGCCGGGCGACTCCTCGTATAGGCATCAGTGGCTCTGCCCAGGTGATCTTTCCTGTGATGACGATCCGGCACTCGCGCTCCTCGATGGGCCACACAGGCATCTTCGGGTTGACGATGAACAGTCGGTGTATCGTGTCAGCCATCACATCACTTGCCTTGCCAACTTCGAGTTGGATAGCAGGATGAACTTGTCAAGCGACATTTCAGACGTAAAGCCCCAGTGAGCTATTCCGTCGAACGGTACCCTGAGAAACTGTCTCCCAGTTACTCTCGCGAACTCTCTCGGGTCCATGTCCTGGGGCGACATGTGCGGGACCTTGACTTGGTAGGGGTAGCGGTGCTGGCGCTTCTCCCAATACTCTTTACTTCTCGTGGACACGGGCAAACCTCCGGTGTTTATACGTTGAACAATGTGTCAATAGGTGTGATGAACTTGTATTCTCTCTGACACTTTGGGCATACTCTGAGTTACTCCAGGGGAATTTTATGACAACGTCATCACTCAATTTCCCTGGAATATCTTCAGGTCAAGATCAGAAAGGCATCTCGTCGCCGTCGACCTTGTCTGCGCCGCTTCCGCCGCCGTTCCCGCCCTCTTCGCTGGCGACCGACCCTGTGTAGGTCTCCTTCGCCTTGACGAGTAGACCACTCTGCATCAGCTCAGCGAACTTCTTCGCGGAACGATACTGGTCGGCCGTCACCATCTCGTCAAGACGTGCGATGTCGAAGTTCGACCAAGTGTTGTTGTTCTTGGTCTCCTTGACGGTCTTGAGCTGGTAAGGGTAGAGCCAGCGTGGCGCACGCGCCGACGTGTTTGGGATGAGAGTCGCCATCAGTGTCTTATTCCACCGGCGAGACTTCTTGAGCATCGTCGACTTCATCGGGATGATGATCTCCTCCCAGATGCCGTTGGTCGGGTTCTGGAAGTACACGTAGTGGTAGGCGGTTTCGATGACCAGGTGCCCGTTGCCGAGGATCGGGATGCCTTTCTCGTTCGGCTTGCACTCGGACAGGATGCCACTGTCAATATCATGGTCGGCGACATAACCGCCGCCTCCCGTGTCGCGGTCGATCCACTCAACGTACTTGCGCTCGTAAGCGCACGGGATCACCTTCAGGCCAGTCTCTCGGCCCTCGTAGATCTCGTTACTCACGTTGTTGAAGAACATCCCGGCCTTCGCACCCTTGACGTAGGTGTCCGCGTCCTCGTTGACCTGAGGCGAGTTGGACTGGAGGATGTATAGGTAAGGGACGGCGATGTCGTCCATGCTCATGTTTTCGACGCCGGACCCAGCGTCCTTCATGAGTTCTTCCATGTCCGCCATGCCGGCGGGTAGCTGAGCACTCTGTTTGACCGAGGCTACTTCGGTCTGATTTTTTGCAGCCATGTGCTTAGTACTCCAATAAGTCACCCTACAGTGTGTATCGACCAAGTGGGTGACGTTTACTCAGTCGAATTACTTCGGGAGCTTCAGCTCAGCCTTACGGCCGACGAAGACACCAAACATGTCCAGGGGCAGCGGGTGGCCGCCCTCGATCTGCTCCTTCACCCAGGCACGGAGAGTCTGCCAGTGCACGTTCTCCTTGTACTCGGGGTCGATGGCTTTCTCGTTGAAGCCGCGGATGAACTCGACGAACGACTTCGCTATCTCGAACTCGCCCTTGCCGAAGCTGACCTTGACGTCTGCCTTGATCATGCCGTCGAAATCGTGTTCCTTGAGCCAGTCAAACGCCTCCTCCTTGCGGTCCTCGGGGATCGAGGCCGCATAGAAAGGTTTCACGGTAATCGTGGTGCCGTCGTCGAGTACGAACTTAGTCATCCGGACATCGTCCATCGCCTCAGGGAGGTCTTGCTCCATCACGCGGCGAAGCTGCTCTTTCGTCATGGTGAGAGTATTCTCGAGGTCTGCAATAGCCTTTACCAAGGCCCTCTGCTTCTGACCGAAGTGACGGATACGGTCAAGCATATCCTCCGGTATTTTCTCCTCGACCGCGGCGTCCGCAGCGGCCATCGCCAATACGTCTTCCATGCTTTCATTCTCCATGTGGTGAGCGAGTAGACGTGCTTCGGTCTGGCCGTAGTCCACAACAACTTGCTCTGCTTCAAATGGTCCCAGGTCCGTGGCTCCGCGGTTTCTCACCGAGTGGTCCGCGCACATCTCACACATGCGGTACGGACCCTCGTTTCTCGTCGGCCATCCAATCATCTTGACTGCAGGCTTATTGCACGGAAGAGTCGGGATTAAGAAGTTTGACTCTTGACAGCCGCCAGGTTTCGCCTCGATCATAGGTTCACTCCAAAGAAAGCGAAGACTTCTCGACGGCAGTCGTCACAGAGGTCTTTCCATATAAACATTGGGCCTGGGCCTTCTGCCCAATTGAAGTTAGCGACAATGTCGGTGGATTGGCTGTGCTTTGGACGGACGGAGCCCATGTCCGCCTTGCAGCGGTCACATGAGTATGTCTTGTGGACGTGCTCAGCCACGTCTCAATCTCCCGAGTCGATCGACGCGTCGAAGCCACACTTCTTACAGCGCATAGGGTGCCAGCCGCGGCTGTGGTTCGCTCCAGACTCGTCCCACTCGTGCTCACACATGAAGAAGGAGTAGGCCTTACCTCGTGAAGCCAGGATCACTCCGGAGCCGTCGAATTGTCCGCTCATCCCGCCAGTGTGGAGAAAAATCTTCGGGTACCACGTGACCTCGTGGGTCTGGACACCGTGAGGAGGGTCGAACTCACGAAGCCTGAAATGGTATGGAGTTTCTGCCTGCTTTGTGCACATAGAGATAGCTGCAAGAGCTTCTTGAGCATCCTCTATCTCATCGACATTTGGAAGAGCGACCTTACCGTCGCTCTTTATAGCGGTATCAAGAATATTGCGGAATTCAGTCGACCTGACGTTAGACATCTTACTTCCCCTTTGAACCTACATGCAGTAGGTAGTTGCACTTCTCGATGATGGTGATCTTGTCGCACTCCTCGCAGCGGCCACTCTTGTAGAACACGTTGGGTGTCTCCATCGTCTGCCGCGAACCACAGTGCCTGCAGGTCCACTTCTGGTGGACGGTCGCGCCAAGCGTCTGGACCTTCTCGTAGGCCTGCTCAGCGACTTTCTGAATAGGGTAGTCGTTATACTTTACCATCGGTAAACCCCCATCTGCTATACAATTTATAAGATCATTATATCATGCTTTTTTAATGAAGGACACTAGCTAGTTAATATGTCACGGACGGAGTTCCACGACCTGTACGGTGGCTCCATGTTGAACACTGTCGGCAGCTCGTTCATATTGACAGTAATCCATTTCTCGTAGGGGACACGCGGGGCCTTCAGTATGACACCTGCAGGGTAGAGATGTATCGTGTCGCGACGGTCCATGACCAGCACGAACATGCGTGCTCCCAGGCGGCTGTGCTTCGCGATCCAGTTCGGCTGGAACTTCTCGAAGTAGATCAGGTCACCTTTCGTTACCTTGGTCTCTATCCAGCCGGTCTTCCCACCGATGTTGTAGAACACGTCGGACATGCCAGAGCTTACCGCATTCTCAACACGGTCACACTCTCCCCACACCATGAGGTGTGGCCTCAGCTTCGCGTACAGTTTAGTCTCTCTCATCGTACCAGGTCCTTCGTCTCACCCCAGCTCAATCCAACCTCGGGGTCGGCGAGGTGGGGCACTTCAAACTCTATGGCGTGCTCCATCACTTCCTTGATACGCCACGCGTCCCTGTCGTCCCAGATCGTTTGCCCCAGCTCGTCGTATACCTGGATCTGGGGCGTCAGGCCGATGCTGTCTAGGGTGACGATAGCTTGCTTCGTCTGGTCTGCGGCGGAACCTTGACATATCGAGTTAAGCGCCTTGTGGGCGCCCGACCGCTCGATGCTCTGACCCCACATCTCGACCGCTTGGTCGTAGTCCGACATCGGAACGGACGTCCTCTTGCGGTCCCAGTCCTTCGGCTCCCACTCGTTAAACCGGCGCTTCCGCCCCAGCACGGTCCTGATGAAGCCCTGCGCCTGGACTATCTCCATGCACCGCTCTTCAAGCTTCTTAACATATGGTATACCTGTATGGTATATCTTCAGCAGGGCCTTGGCCTCGTCCCTCGAGATGCCGAGCTTGGCGGCGAGCTTGTCGACACCCATGCCATAGGCCGACCCCAGGTTGATGTCCTTAGCTATCCGGTAGCTGACGCCTGCGTCGGCGTTCAGCGGCTTGCCTGTGTGTTCACGTATAAGCTCCTCGACAAGACGGTGGTAACTTATCGACGGGTCCTCTATATACCGCTGCCGCACCTCGGCCGCGCCCTTGTACCTCTTGAGGTAGGCGAAGTGGACCATGATTCGGGGTTCTTGTTGCGAGTAGTCATTCTTGCAGTACTTCCCGCCATCGTCTGGTACGAACACAGACCGGATCTTCTTGCCCCACACGGGGTCGCGTACCGGGATATTCGTGAGGTTTGGTTTGCTAGACGCGATACGACCAGTGGTGGTGCCGTTCTCTCGATCTTCGTCGTCCTGCCTCAGCTGGTGCCACTGCGGGTGCAACCTGCCACGTACATTATTATTGAGTATCATTGTGTCGAGGAAGTCTCGACGGATCTTTCCCATGACCCGAAACTCTCTGAGCCACCCAAAGACCTCGTGCTCTGGTGCCATCTTCTCAAACCACTCGTTCGTGAACGACGGCTGTCCCTGAGGGTGCTGCTTCGTTGGTTTCGTGTATCGGACGTGGAAGCCGAGACCCATCTGGTTCATGAAGACTGCAAGACTCTTACTAGACCACGGGTCTACCTTGTACCCTGTGTGGTCCCATATCTTGCCGAGGACCACGTTCTCGTCTGCCTGCATCTCGACCGAGAGCATCTCAGCTTTGTCGAGGTCGACCTTGATGCCACGTGCCCGCATCTTCCACAAGACGGGAAGCAGGTCGCTCTCCAGCTTCCAGATGTCAGACAGCTTCTCCTTCTCTATCTGGTCCAGCTGTAGCTTCAATATATCTATAGGGAACTGGGCGTCGTCCTCGCCATACTCACCGACGTATTTCGAGTGCAGTCTCCACAGGTCTTTCTTCGGGTCAAGGTCGAAGTCCACTGCAGCCTGGAGCAGCTTCTTCTCACTCTTGCCCTTACCAAGGTACCTCCACGACAGCGCCTCGAGTGAGTTGCCGTCCTCTCGGTTCTCATCAAGGATGGGCTCAGCGACCTGAACGTCGGCGAACGGCCCATGCATCTCGACTCCGAGGGAGGCGAGCGCCTCCATCTCGTACATGAGGTTCGCGCCAACCTTGAGCTGGCCAGGCCTCTTGAGCTGGTCCTTGACGTACCTGACGACGAGGTCCTTGTCCATGTTCCCACCCTGCTCGTGACCGAACGGCAGGTACATCTTGGCACCGTAGTCTGTCGCCAGGTTGACGCCCACTACTCTGGCGTCGCCGCGTATGAAGCCCGGACCCATCTTCATAAGGTTAGGGTCCTTGGACTCGACGTCGACACCGATCATCTTGGCTCGTCCAAGGTCAGGCAACTCTGCCGGCGGCACCCAGTCCGACACTGGTGCAAACATGGCAAGCTGGAAGCCGCCGACGTGTGAGTTCCTCTTGGGTTTGGTCGCCATTATAGTGGTATCTCGTCAGATTCGTCGTAAGGTTCTAGCTCCACTCCTGCTTCAGAGAACATGGCGCGTGTCGACTCCAGCTCGACTTCTAGAGCCTGGAACGTGCCCTTACCGTACAAGACCTTGAGTATGCCTGCCTGTATCAGAGTCCTTGCGCACGTAGCACAGGGGACATGGGTCGTGACGACCATGCAGAACTCAGTCCTGATGCCGTTGCGTGCCGCGAACGCGATCAAGTTCGCCTCAGCGTGCGAAGCGTACATGTACTTGGTAGGTCTCTCGAACCGTTCAGGACGATCCTCGACACCACGAGGAGGTCCGTTGAAACCTGTGAGTATCACGGACCCATGCGGGTCGACCAATACTGCACCGACCTTGGTCGAGTCCTTGGACTTCTTCGCCGCCGCCTCGGCGAAGCTCATGTAGTACTCGTCCCAGCCCATGGCTCAGCCCTCGAACATCGTCAAGAGTCCTTCAGGACTGTTCGCACAGTCCCAGAGGTGTTCCACAAACTCGTCAGCGTCGTCGTACTTAGACGGGTTGAACAGTGGCCTGGAGTATCCTACAGGAGTCCCATGCTCCTCAAACTGCTCCAACACCATCCCCACGTCAGGTGAGTTTCTTTCATAGATGTGCTTGGACCCTGCCGTAAGAAACAGGTTTCCAAGCTCAAGGACCAAGTCTACCTGGTCCTCGAATAGAGTCATGAGCTGCAACAGGACAGCAAACGAGATCGCGGAGAAGTTTACGATATCGTACGGGTGACCTAGCCACAGGTCCGAGGACCTCATCGACGCGACACAGTGTAACATGTTGTGTCGGACCAAGAACTGCAGAGATAAGGTGCACGGAACATCTTTCGTTGGACCTGGGTTCTCCCTCCAGATGTTGATGACCGCCTGCCGGCTGTTGATGTCATTCAGCAAGGTCGCCACAACATAGTCAACCTGGCTCTTGATCTTGGGACCGTAGGCCCCGAAGAACTTTTCGCCGTCGTCGGAGAACTTGCTGATCTCTTTCGAGTAAGGTGCGATAGTCGACACGCGGTCGTCGCCAGACAGTATCCATGCCGCCTCAGCCGCCATGAACCTGTACCCGAGCTTCCGATGCTCGTTTAGGATGACCGGGTTCTTCATCGATATCGTCGACGTAAGGGCCAGACTCTCGTAGACGAGCATCCCGCGCGGTGAGACTCGGTTACCATACTTGAAGACGTGCTCAAGGTCACGTATCCAGGCCCTATCGGCACTGATAAGGTCGTCCATCAGAGGTCACTCCTGTAATCCTCGGTGAACTCCAGGATATTATGACATATCTCTCTCATGACAACACCCCTGGAGACGGTGTCGTTGTCGAAATTGTCGAACATGTCGTATCGGCAAACGTTCTCTTTGATGCCGAGGTAGCTCCTGTATATGTCGATGTAGCCGTCGTACACGCGGTTCAGTCCCTCGTCGTACATCTCGACGCGTCGCTGCTTCAGCTCGTTGTAGTGGGTGAGGTAGCGCTCACGGTCCTCCGGGAGGCACATGACGAAGACCACACCTAGCTTGTTTGCGACGTGCTCAAATAGTGGAAAATGCTTCGCGACCTTGGACCCGCCTCTGTAAGCTTCAGCGTAGATGAGTTCGCTCGGCCACCACCTGTCGATGATGACCGGGTTATGCTGGGCGAGGTGAGCCGCCACGCGGATCGCTGCAAAGTGGTAGAGGTGCATCTTCTCCTTCCACCGATACGTCAAATGGATGTATCGCGCCCCCAGGAGGTCCTGCATCTCGTGAGACAGAGTCGTCTTACCGGCCCCGTCCGGTCCCTCGAACACGATGATCGGGTATCGAGATTTCTCGAGCAGGTCGATCATTCGTCCTGTTCCTTGACCAAGTCGCTCAGGTCTGGCGGCGTCCACCCACGGGGCTTGACGACGTCGTACTTCGACACACGTTTCGAGTCCGAGAGGTTCTCCACCCGGACCTTCTTCATGTTCGCCCCATGGACCCGGCGCCAGCCCTCGTGGAAGTCGACTCCGTGGAGGTGGACCGTACCAAGGAGCACGTAGGCCAGGTCGATGAGAGAATCGAACTGCACCTCAAGGTTGCGGCCCCCTTCGTTCTGGCTGGTGAGCCACCGGTTCTCCTTCTTGATGTGCTCGTGAAGCTCGTTGAGCTGCCTGGCGATGTGGGTGTAGCCTGCCGATATCGCGTACTCGGCAAGCTCCTCCATCATGAAGCCCATGCGGAACAGGAAGAGGTCCCGCGGAAGTTCCCGCGGTCCCCCGTCGTACTCAAGCTCGAACTTCCTGTGGAAGTCCTCGACGTCGGTGAGGAACGACTGGATGCGGTGCGTTGTGTCAGACATTTGCCAGATCCTTCCAGTTTTCGCTCGAGGTCCACGGCTCGGCAAGCTCCTGGATTGGAGCATACTTCCGCTCGTAACCTTGGGGAGCGACAGTCAAGCGCCAGAAGCAGTTGCGTGCCTCGCGCGGGAACAGTGGCGCGAACAGGATCGCCGCCAGATTACTGTCGAAGTAGCCGTTGAGTCGCTCATAGACCCGATATACGTCTTGGCCGTACCTTGACAGGAGCAAGTGGTCGTAGTCCCGCTTCGACGCGAACGTGCCGAACTGTTCCACGATGCCGAAGCCGAGCTCCTCGAGCAACCAGCCCAGGGCCTCGTTCTTCATCTCATTGACGTGGTTGTCGGCAGTGTCGGTGACGTTCCAGTTCGGTGTCGACATGAAGAAGGTCGGCGTGTGGCCGTGGAACTCCTTCGTCTTCTCCATGATGTACTTCACACGCATCAGGACGCGGATGACGTGCTCAGGCTCGATGTGCTCGAGGACTTCGAAGCATGTGATGAGGTTCGGGATGGAGAAGTAGTCCTCCCCGTTGTCGCCCTTGACGTTCAAGCAGAGTTCGCCATCCTTGGCGTTGTCGAACCACACGTTGTGGTCGTTGGCGAAATCGACCGAGCCAAAGGTCGTCGGCTTGAACCTCGTGTTCGTGAATATGTCCGTGTTGAACTTGGAGCTGTGGTTGTAGTCCAGGCCAATATACTCCAACGGGGCGATGCGATTGGACAGCATCATGCGCGCGAGAGGGACATCCACGCCGCACCCAATGTCCAGGACCCGGATGTTCTTGTAAGCGTGCTTCTGCAGTAGGAACTTGATCACGTGGGACCACCTCACGCAGTGTGAGATATAGTCCCGGTGGATGAGGATGCGCTCCTCGGCAGTGTCGATGGACAGGTGTGTATTGTCGATGGACTTGCCACGAACGTTGGCCATTCTTGTCTCCTGACAGGAAAAGAAAAAGCCCGCTCCCGGTCCGGATGGAGTACGGACAGAGGCGGGCTTAATTAGCTATGGAACGAGGGAAGAACCATAGCTGGGTGGATTACTTCGCCGGCTTGGCGGGGGCTTCGGCCGGGGACTTTTCGGCCTTCGCCGGCTTCTCGGTCTTCTCCTTCGGCTCCTTCGGCGCCTTGATGGTCTCGATCAAGCCAGTCTCGGCGAACTTTGGCGCGTAGTAGGCGAAGATACGATCCGGCGGCTGCCGGGTCACGAGGGCGCCGGAGGCGACGACCGCGTCCACCATGGCCTTGCGATCCACGTCCTTGCCGACGCCCTGGGCGAGCAGATAGTCGTAGAACGCCTTCTGCTGCGGGGCAATCTTCTCGCCTTCATTGAGCTTGCGCTTCAGCACAACCTTGTCGGACATAAACTTTCTCCTGTTTTGTGTGGTCGCCACCTTCATTGGTTGGCGATTTCTATTTACCTATACAGTGTATCACGATGTAAATCGCAAGTAAATAGGCTAAATGCAACTAGCCTCGTCTCTAAAATGGTATCTCCTCGTGAGTGATGAGCCCCCTGTTGTGCCCGACCAGGTCTTTTTCGTCTGCGACGTCGAACGACAACCAGTCGTGGTTAACGTGCATCGACTTATCGAAGTGCATCCTCGCGTCGTTGAGCCTCGGTAGCGTTGTAGCAGACTGCCTGTCTGGTCCAAGTAACTTCCTCTGGAAGTCCTCAGACGGAGCCAACTGCCTCAACCTCCTGAAGAATGCGTTTATCGTGGGCATGCGCCGGTGTCCCATCATGTTGAGGTACGACACACAATCTTCGTGCAGTTCTGCCGTCTTGACTGACGAGAGCCAGCCAGTCTTCGACATGAGGAGCGTGTTGCCTTGTTGAAGACACGTGAACCAATATGTTGCCACTGGATCCATCGAGGTCTCTTTTTGCTGGGTCAGGGCCATCGTCTCTGGCAGGGCCCGGATGTCCGTCGACTTCAGGTCGAAGTTCATCATCTCGTGCAGGAGCGCCCCATAACCCCCGTGGTCCATCTGGTCGAGCATCGCAATAAAGTAGCTCCTGTCCTGCTTGTTGCCGTCGCCAACGTCTAGTACGGCGAACCTCCTCTCGTCGAAAGCGGCGGGTACCACCCAATCTTCATTTGTAGTGATGAGCAGGCGCAAGTAGTTATTGACCTGCAGTGAGTCACGCCCCTTCTGTTCGATACGCTGAGTGTCGGAGGTGACGAGGGACTTGAGCTTTCCCACGTGTCTAGGGTCACCTCCCCAGAAGCCTTCATCTGAGTGCAGCAGTACAGTTGAAGCCATGTGTGAGTTGAAGTTTCCAAAGAGGTACCTCTCCTGGTCGATGAGCGTGTAGTGCCTCTGTATCAGTCGCCCGAATATCTTCCCAACGATCGTCTTGCCGGCACCTTGCTTCCCTCGTAAGGAGAGGCTAGTGCCTGACTTATTTCCCGGGTGCTGGATGATGTCGGCGAACCACCCGAACACCCACCTGTAAAGTTCCTCGTCGTCCTGGCATACGTTCTTGAGCAAGTGCTCGTGGAATATTGACCAGTCCCCGGCCTCATCTGGCTCGAAGCTGAACCCCTGCCACAGGTTGTAGTGCTCCGGACGGTCGCGACCTGGCTCGAATATCAGTCCACGATAAGTCCTGCGGTCCGGGTGGATCAGCCAGTAGTCACCCAGCTTGACTTGGTTCCTCCCACTCGCTATGAGCTGATTTGAGAAGAATTGCTTGAACGCTTCTACCGACCAGTACTCGACATCTACGCTGCCGTCGTATGGGTCCTTCTTCTCATACAAGACTGCCGGGCGTCCGCCTGTAACAATAAACGCATACTCGCGGTTTATCTTGGCAACCTGGCTGTCGGACACTGGGACGAACGGTCTGGCTCTAGACACCAGCAGATGGTAGTCGACGATGAAGCCCTCAGGCACGTCGTCCGCGACATCCCAACCCTCAGGCAATCCTGCTGGGACCTCGACCATGTCAGGCGCGCTGCCCTCCTGCAGGAGTATCTCCGCGAGCTCGGACATGGCCTTAAAGCCTGGGTCGTCGTTGTCTGGCCACAGGATAACTTTGCGACCTTTCAGGTACTTGGTGTCTGAGTACTTCACTGCTGCCGCGCCGCCTGGCCACGTCGTGCAGACGTACTTGTCCTTGAAGATCTTCTGGGCGGCGTCCGCGGTCTTCTCACCCTCGAATACAATTATAGGTAAGTCCTTGTTCTTGAATAGTGGCAAGTTGTAGAAGGGCCTGGGCTTGTCAAAGGATTTCCAGGTCCACGACTTTCCGCCTTTGTCGCTCAAGCAGTAGCACATCGGGATCAACGTCTTGTCTACGCCTCCCTCTGAGTTTGGCTTCTCGAAACGGTGTATTAGCCCGATGAGTGCCCCGTCGAGTTCACGGTACTCCCACGTGCGCTTCGGTTTACCGTGCTTGAAGTGCTCTACGCCGACCGGCAAGTTTACCCCGTTTGGGACAGGCCTCATCGGCTTCCACGACTCCTGGACCGTCTTCTTGGACCACATGTCCCGGTCGACTAGAGCCTGCATGACGTCCGCTTGAGAGCACCCAGCGTGGCACTTGAACAGTATCTTCCCGTGCGGTGATCGTATTGACAGGCTCGCCTTGCCGTCGTTGTGGGCCGGGCAGGTTGTTACCCACCCGTCAGCGACCTTTGACTCTTTACCGTTGCCCAGCGCTCGGGCTAATTCTTCTGGAGATAGTGCCATATCTGCTAGACTACCGTCAGATTAAACAGACGGCAGGTAGCGTACAGCTGCTCCAATGAAGTTATCTTTACTCTCGTATCCCCAAGAACTATCCATACTTTAATTCGGTGTTCCATCACGCCCTCGTTTTCTTAGGACGCCTCTTTCCACGGACGATGAACCCGTCCTTGATAAACTGCGGCCTATAGTACTGGAATATGACCCATGGCTTCTGCTTCGTCTTCAGGGCCCTGTTGGCGACGAGTGTATAGATCAGTTTCTTGATCTCGTCCTCGTCCAAGAACTTCTTCCCGCCGTTGAACAGGGCAGTGAAGACTGTTCTTGCTTGATTATTGTACATGTTCTTGAACGCTTCCTCGTCCTCGGTGAGCTTCTGCATCTCGCCGAGGTTCAACTCATAGTTCTCCTTTGTTGCCACACTATCGTTCTGCATCCCTCCATTCTGAGGGACCGAGAGCCGCTCACCAATGTCCTGGAGAAACTGCCAGAACAGTTTTGTAAGCTCCTCGGTCCCGACGTCAGGAGCGACACTCTCATAGTCCTCGACACTGCCGGTCGCGCTCTTCGGCGTGTAGTCGGCGTGTCTGTCGTAAGTTATTCTCCAGCACCTCTCCAGGAAGCTGTGGTCGTGTCTCACTCTGAAGTCGTTCGGTGACTTATAGACGTTGGTCATCGCGACCGACTTACTGTAGTTTCTGGCAAACGCCAGTGATGGGCAGAGTCGTGTCGCACCGGTCTGCGGGTAAAAGATCACGACCCATTCGTTCAGGGGCAGTTCAGACATTGGACGATCTCTCATGGACAATAGAACGATATTCCAGGGATCATTATATCACCAGATTTTACAGAAGTAAATCAGATGATTATCGCCACCGTCATCTAGCCGTCAAGGTAGACCATTATAGCCACAATTTGGACAATGCTCGTCAGATACACTGATAGGATAACTACACCTTGCACACTTAGGAGAGATACCCGGTATGTTGTATTGCTCACAGCAGCAAGCCCCGAACTCTGGACAGGTCTCGTCGATCGCCATATAGTCCCAGTCTGGGCAGAAGTGCTTCTTCTTACCGCTCAACCGCTTGAAGACCTCGCTCTCACGGTCCACGTTCTTTCCCGATGTTTCCACAACACGTCTCCTAAAGGAGTTTCAGGTAGTTCCCGTACCTTGTCGACCCGCCGAAGATTGGCTTAGAACCCTCTACGAAAGGTACAGGTGGTCTCGCCTTGACCTTCTTACGTTTTGGCACCTTGGCGTTACACGGGTTCTTACGGCTCATCCCCATAGCACTGAGCGCACCACGTATCGACGTAACAGACTGACCTAAGTAAGTTGCATATTGCTGATAAGACCAGTCCGGGTGAGTGATTACGAGCCTCCTGAGAATTGCCCGCTTACTGATCATTAGAAAGGAATATTCCCGTCAAGATCAGCCTTACTCCTGAACCCTAAGAATACGGGGAAACGAGGCTTTCCGTTTGGACCAAGGCTCTGGTACTTGAACTTGATAGTTTCACCGATACACCCGTTCTTCCAATATGTGTCACGCTGTTGCTGGTTAAAGCCAGTTCCGACGTCGAACTCCACATCCTTCCACTTGACCGTGAATTTTCCAAGTGTTCCCATACCAAGCATGTTGGCTTTATGGGAGCTTCGCTCAGTATAACCCAGCTCATTAGTGACTGCCTCATTAGCATTGTGGACCAGCTCATGCATCGACAGTACAACTGCCTCGCCGTCGAAGAACCTCTTAAGCTTCAGGAGGATGCCCTCCTTTGTCGTCGACCGCCCGAACTTGTAGTGCCCGTCGTAGCTTCTCGCCATTATGCCCTCCCATCCTAAACTGAGGCACTTGGCTTCGAAGTCGAGGACGTCCTCCTCGCCTCGTGCATGGAGCTGGATCACGTGCTCAATATACTTCGTCTTGTGCTTATTCTGGTCGAACCACAGGCCAACGATACCGTTGCGCGTCTGGTACGGGGACGTCGGCACGGACCAGTCGTCGAAGACCATGTACCTGAAGTCGGGTCTACCAGAACGGGTCGTCAACTTCGACTGGATGGTGTTGAAGTCGTCGACCTTGTCTCCGGTGTACGTGAGAAGCTCGCCGTCCAGTTTCGGGAGGTTCAGCTCCTCGAGTTTCGTGTACACATAGCCGTTGGGTATTGGCTTCAGGTTGCGGGACACAGGTTGACCCATCGAGTTGATAAGGCACCGAAAGCCGTCGTACTTCGGCGACACGAGCGTCGGGTATTGGAGGATCTTGAAGTCAAGTTTCTCTGCGAGCAATGGACGGAACATCAGTTTAGACTCCTGAGTGGCTTGAAGCCAAGGTGAAGGTAGTAGTGGTCCTTGGGAGTTTCCTCAAAGGCGTAGAACCTGGTACCGCTTATGAGTTTCGTGTTCACGACCGTGAGCCTCATCCCACGGTGGACTGAGTAGTCCGAGTCACCGTACGCGTTGTGCCAGTCATTCTCCTGGCAGATGCATCGCTCACCCGGTTCCATGTCGTCGCCTCTCGAGGTTCTTGGAATACTCCGAGAGCTTCTCGATGTAAGACGCTTCCAGGTAAATTCTACTTATCACCGACATACCGTTGTAGGTGAAGATGACTACGTTGGAGCCGCTGTAGCCAACGTAAGCTCCATCTCCCAGGTATTCCACCTCATGAAGTTCACCTATGTCCATGTTATATGATCCCCATATTTTTGTAATCGCGAGTCGCCACCGCCTTACAGGCATTTCTCCAGGCTTCCTCAAGAGTGAAGCCACGGGCTGACGTGGCTGATCCACCTTTCGGGTATTTCTGGAAGGTGACTTCCCATGGTCCCTCTTGGTGCGCTACAGGGCTGTGGAAGTCCGCAGCATACCGGACGTCTGTGTGCTGGTGCTCTGCTCTGAGCAGAAACCACCCGTTTGGCGCCTCAAGCGGATAGGTCATGTTGCTGGTCCTCTTGATCATTGTGGAAGCTCCACACCGTACTTCTTGCATATCTCCGCGGCCGCCGACCTGGACCTTATCTGCTCGACCTCCATCGCTGACACGATATAGCCAAGCTCGAACCACCTGACATGGTCGCTCTCAGCCTTCCTCATCTTGTCGAGCAGGGACGTCATGTGAGGCCACAGGTACTTCTGTTGCCAGTCACTCAGCTTCAGGTACGCGGTGAAGTGGATGAGTTCTTGGGCCGCGAGGTATAGTGGGTGGCCGTCGCGCGGCGGCTTCCACGGATTGATGCTAACTTGTTCAGCCGAGTGTCCTCGAGCTAAGTGTGGAGGTGGCTGCTCGAATAGGTCGAACTGTTCCTTGGACAATATACATCTCCTTGTAGTTTGAACGATCTATCGCTGGTAGTAGTGTTTTGCAGTATAGAGCGTATCCTCGTCCCAGCCAGAGGACTTGTTGATGATGTAGTCGAGGTAGTCCTTTGGCACGTCTTGCCAGAGCTTATCTTTGTGCTTCCCGAACCTGCACTTCTTGAGCAAGATCGGGTTATTCGAGACCTTCAGCATACCTTCAAGCGGCTCCTCTGACGTTGCCCTCCCCAGCAAGTGCTGGAACAAGTATGTCGTGACCTCTGAGTCGTAGAGTGCCCGGTGAGCGAACACGGCGTTTGCGTGGACGAGCTTCTGAAGATTGAGAAAGTAGCGCAGAACCTGGTTCTTGTGGGAGGGAGCGTTCGGGTACACGACCATGGCAAGCTTATAGGTGCAGGCCCAAGGGCACTCTCCGAAATCCATGAACCGTCTGTCGAAAGCCGCGTTGTGGGCTACGACGAAGTCGAACTCTTCGTCGAAGAATGGTGCCATCGCGTCGTCGATGCTGGGCGCTTCAGCCACGTCCTCGTCCGTGATGTGGTGTATCGCGCAAGCCTCAGGCGGTATCGGGATACCTGGATTGACGAGACTCTGGTGATACTTGACTATCTCGTTGTCTACACAGAAGAACCCAGCGACTTCTACCGCCTTGTCCTGTGCTCCAACGCCAGTGGTCTCGCTATCCACGACCCAATACCGCATCTTGGCTCCATACTGTTGACTGTTAAGTTCGACTCACTCGTCGTCCACGGCCAGCGGCAGGCCGAGCGTCCTGAGAGCGCTGAGGTTGACCGCGATACGCTTCTCGATGATCATGATAGATTTCTTGATCTGCGACTTCTTGAAGATGAAGTCTCTCCTGATGGACCGCAGCTGCTTAAGTTCCGAGGCGTACGCCTCACCGAGAGCCCTCAGGTCCATCACGGAGTCGGGCTGTGCCTGGGCAGTCTCGTCATGGGCGTCGTCGAGTTCCCTGGAGATGTTCTCGGCGAAAGTGTCGAGTTGCTTGTCAAGTGCATTGGACATTAGATGAGTTCCTTCTCATGCGCTAGATACTCAGGCATCGTCACCACGAAGATGCCCTCCTTCTTGGTTGGCTCCATCTCGATCAGAGACTTCGGGAGCCAGACAAGTCCCTCGCTGTCCTCGGTCTCCTTGAAACCCCAAGCTTTCCCACTCGGGGCCTCTCGGACGCGGATCAGCATTATGTCGACGAGGTCTGACCTGCTCATTCCACGCCCACTTTGTCCTTGGGCACGAACATCCTCATCGAGGACATCTCGAGCTCGGTGGCTGGCTTAATCAAGATCTCTCGCTTGTTCATGAGTGCCCAGACCATGAGCCTCGTGAGCCACTCTTTCGTGGTAAAGTCTGAGAAGTTGACGAGGTACTCTTTCTCGACGTCGACGTCGTCTGGGCTCTCCCAGACTTCGACTATACAGTAGATAGACACGTTTGCCATACCATAATTCCTGTCCTGTGAATAATCCATAGTAACACGAAAATTTTCTGAAGTAAACGTCGGTGATTTCCGCGCTCTAGCTGCCAGTATCTCCGCCTTCCTCGCCGGAGTCTTCCGCTTGAGCCTCTCATTTCCGAGGAAGACTATCGCCTTCTCTATCGCCCGCTTGACGATGAAGGCCTCGATACCTTTGTTCAGGAGGAATGCTCTGGCGTCCTGACCGTTGAGGAAGCACTTGACGGCGAGCTTCGTCATGTAGTCGATCGGCCTCGTCACGGGCTCCCGTGTCCAGTCGAGTATGTGGTGTAGCTCCGCCCGCTGCTCCGGCGTCATCTTATTTCTTGCCAATGTAGGACCTCTTGGTCTTCTCGGCGGCGATCTCTGCCGCGCGCTCCTCGGTCCTGCTCTTGACGGCCTCCTCGACCTGAGCCTCGAGGTCTGCTTCCGCGAGAGTGACGAGCCTCTCTTGAGCCATCGCGGTCCTGAACAGGGAGTGGGCGACATGCCCGAGAAGTGTGGCGTAGTCACCCCTGCTCACCGCCCTCTCGATATACTTTATGTTCTCGTCGACGTCTTTCTCGTAGCTGTCGGCTTCCACGTCACGTCTCCTCTGCGATAAAATAGTTGTTTACTCGTCAGCATATTCGGTATATAGTCCTGGCTCAAGTGGAGGGAGTTTGCTGAAAAGCACGAGATTGAAGGCCCGTGCCTCCTGACTCTACTTACACCGTCTCTCGATCTCCTCGAAAAGGTTCTCAGCTCTTGTTATGAGGTCAAGGTAGTTTCCTCGTTGAGAGAATGTCTCCGACGCAAGCATAGCTAGGACGGCCTTCTGCATAAAGTCTCTCTTGCGGTCACTCACAGGTCTTGGGACTACACCTGAGAGAGCGCGGCCGCTGCCGCGCCCTCCGTGGAATATCTTCGTTGGCCAAGCCATCAGAACGGTACCTCCCCTGTGTCTGCTTCAGGCTCCTTGATCTTGCACTTGAGCAAGTACTGGAGCAGCTCAGCCAAGTCGTCAGGCAGACCTGACGCATAGGCCCACCTCTCGATCTTGCTCCTGAGACTCACGTCCTCCTTCACGGGAGGCGGGGCGTACTTGTCGTAGTACGCAAGGGCCCTAGTAGAGATATACCCTCCCCTGTGCTTCTTCTTAGCGACGACCGCGTTGAACTCCTCACTCGGTGACACGTACGAGTAGTCGAAGTCGAGCCTGTTCTCGAAGAACTTATCATCTGCGCTGACCACAGCGTTGATCAGCTTCTCGTCCTTTGACCTCGCCACGTAGGCGGCGATCCTTGACTGGGCCTCCCACACGTACTTCAATGTGCGGTCCTCAGTGAGGGTCATCTCGTCCAATATGTTGTAGGTATAGATCGACGGCTTCTCGAGGTCGAAGACGCGCAGGCCCCTCCAGTAGATGTGGTCGGACGGCTCGTTGAAGACCTGGAGCTTGTCGTCACCCTCTCGCTTCGTCAGGGCATTCGGCAAGAACGTCTTGTCTCGGTCCGCGTACGCTTGCTCATACGGGTCTCCTTCAACTATGATGAGTGTCCTGTCTGCCTTTGGCTGCACAAGGTCTGTCATAGCACCACCAGCAAAGAACGTGTTGCCATTCTCGTCTCGTGTGTTGGACTCGATCTCTCGGAACACCTGCCACGCCTCCCAGAACTTCCCGTGCTCCGTTGTGAACGGCAAGGCCTCATACGACCACTTCTTGAAGACGCTCGCGCGCTTCCTCATACGGCACATCTTGACGTCGACGTCCCGGAACTTGTCGTCAACCGTGATGAACTCGTACTCAGTCAGTCCGATGAAGACCCTGACGGTGCACCCGAGCCTCAGGAGAGTGGCGACGGCGTACTTCAGACCTGTACCAAACTTACCGATAGGGTTCGTAGAGTTCGGCTTCGCGTGGAGGCCGAACGTCGTGAAGGACCTGATGTCGATCAGGCCCGGGGTCTCGTGAACAATAGACATGTATCGGGTTTCCTTTACTCTTCTCTTTCAAAGTTCTGTATAGCTCTTCGACACTGGTCGACTTTTACGTGGGTCTCTTTAGAGATCAAGCCACCGTGTCCACCCACCCACCTGGTGCCGACCATTTCACCGTTCTCGTCGAATGAGACGCTCTTGACGAGAGCTTTAGCTGCTTCGACCAGTCGCCTGACTTTATCTTCCACGACGACCATCCTGTTTTGCCTTCACGTAGCCGACGACCTGGCCGAATGAGAAGCCAGACAGGAACGCGAAGCCGAAGCCTGCTACGACCACAATAAACATCCAGCCACTCATGGTTTCTCCCTCTTTGCGACTAGGTCAGTTAGAGCCTTCACCGCGGCCTGAGGTGTCGGACCGAACGCGTAGTCGCCACACAGTCCATCCGGGAGTACCTCCTGGGCATACCACCTCGTCTCTTCGGTAGGCTCCCAGTCTGGACCAGTCGCTTCCACGTGGATCTTCACTACCCTACTCCATCATCGAGAGCTTGCGGCAGTCGCACACGAAGTGCATGTGGTCGCGCGAACCATTGAGCGTGCCGTTTAGGAACTTGCCCTCGCAGTCGGGGCAAGGGGCCTTGGCCCTCCTGAGCCCTCGCTTGAGCATGACCTTCTTTAACTTGAAGGCGAGGTCCAGCACTTTCCTTGTGTGCCTAGCCCACTCGGCCCGATCTACGTCGTTAAGTCCCATCTAATCCTGTCTCCTGCACTTCGGGCACTGCTCAAAGTCGAGCACGCCATGCTCACATTTCGCGGTTATTCCGCGGACGAACGACCTCTTCTGCTCTTCGATCATGGCCATGTACTCCTCAGGTGTCATCTTCGACACATGGTCCTTGGCTCGCCTGAAGAGTTCCTCGAGTTCGGTCACTTGCCATCTCCCTGGTGGTGGGTGTACTGGAGCTTCTTCCGGAATATGCGGTCAAGCTCACCGTAGCCGTTGTCGATGAAGATGTCACCGCACCGGTCCATCTCACCTGCAATCGCGAGCAGGTCGTTGAACTCCCTGATAAGGTCAGACCTGTTGGTGCCCCGGGTCTCCTCCGGGAGGTTAGGGTTGTAGCTACTGTATCCGTGGCGCAATACTTTGGTCGCTGCCTGGACGACCTCGGCCGCCTCCTCAATGAGCATCTCGAGCCTCTCGCGCTCCCCCTCGGTCAGTCCCGCAAACGCCGCCATCAATATGTTCCTTTGGAGCCTATCTCCCTCTCGAGCGCGCGGAACGTGTAGACCTTGATCAGCTCCACGTGCATCGGCACCATCTCCATGTAAGCTCCCGCGAGATCTGTGGTCCCAACCCTCTCCGTGGCGAGTGCAAGCATCTTCAAGAGGGCGGCGGAAAGGACCTTCAGCACGATGGTCTCCGCGCCCGAAGCCCCCGGGGACACCCTGTCGTACCCGTCGTCCTCCACGTTCCTCATCATAGTGAGGACTATCTCGTTGCTCTCGTCCTCCACGTACTGCCACAACATCTGCTCTTCACTCGTCAAGGTCGACACTGTCTTCTCCGTCGTTTATGGTAGGGGGCGGTCCCCAGTCCTCTTCTTCTTCACTCTCGGCCTCCTCGGCCTCCTCGGCCATGATCTGGTCGCGGGTCTTGCGCATCAGGTCCTGGTCTAGGTGGTAGTGCTCCGGGTACGGGTCGTCCTTGTCCGGGTTGAACTCCTTGCTCATCCAGAGCGACGACTCAGGCTCCTGGATCAGCTTCGGGTTGACCACGAGCTTCCTCGTCCTCGGGTCGAACCACCACGGGAGGTTCGCCTCCCTGATCGTCCAGTGCATCGCGTCCGTGATCTGGGACACCGTGCGCTTAGGAACCGACGGGCGCTCGCCCAGGCTGGAGCTTGGAGCCTCGGCCTGGGCGATGAGATGCCGGCGAGAAGTCGACGCGAGTATGCCCTCAGGGGTCACGAACTCGTGCGCCGGCTCCTCGTCCGACACCTGGCACAACAAGACGATACACCCGTAGGTCGTCTTCACGGTCGTGTACTTGAGGGTCCCCGCGAGCCTGTAGTTCTTCTGAGCCACCATCATGGAGACATATTGGTACGGCTTGAATGACGACGGCACGCAGAAGTAGTCCCCTACTTCCGTGAGCAACGACCACGGGTACGTCTCATTTCGGGACATAGTTCATCCACTTCATAAGCACTTTACCTTCATGAGAGAGCCTGATCCTGTTGTCCTCGAACTCAAATAAGCCCGGGAACCTCTTGTTAGTCTTGAGCACGAGCAGCTCGGTGTCTTCGGAGTACTCCCTCCAACCACCGCCTGCGTCCTTACTCCTGTGTAGTAGCGTGAGAAAACTCACCAACTCAGGGTTAAACATCGGACCTTTTCCTTTCTTATTTCCGACACTCACACTAAGCACGCCAGCCTTTTCTAGTACGCGTCACCTCCACTCTACTCTGTTGATCGCCCTCACTTGGTCTGGTGCCAAGTCTCCGGGCCTGTGGTCCGCGCAGCCCACCGACCCCAACGTCAGCAGCATGGCAAACGCGAACAACCTACGGTACATTGACGTTCTTCCTCTTCTCCCGGTCTGGGAGCTTCTCGAACCAGTACGTGAACACGGCGATGCTCCCGTCGGGCCACTCCTTCGCGTCCACCTTCACCGAGAACTGCGGGTGGTTGTTCAGGAACTGCCTCAGCTCCAGGACGAAGTCCCTCCGGTCGCTTGGCCTGCATACGATCATCCCGCCAAGCTCAAGCAAGAACTTGAACGGCCAGGGCCTCGTCTCGGCGAGTGGCACCTGTCGGACCTGGGTCTTCTCAGAGCCGATGAAGAGCGTCGGCAGAGGCGCACCACCATTGCCGGGATTCTGCACGTTGTCGGACCGTTTTTTTGGGAATAGTTTCTCGTTTACGAAGATTACTTTGAAGAGTTTCTCGAAAAGCCTCTCACGACAATATACCTCTATGCCTTGGCTGTAGCCAAACTTGAGGTCCTTGCGGTCGTGCCCCGCGTGGTCCGCCACGGCGACGAATGCCTCCTTTATATCTTGCAGATGGACGGGCTGAGGGTACCTCGGCGACATGAACGACGTCATGCGCGTGGTCAGTAGCTCCTTTCGTGCAAGATATTGCAGGATCATGGTAGCCGTATTGCTATGCACTGGACAAATATACCTCATTCAGCACGATTATATCATCAGGTAAATCACAAGTAAATCGTGGTTTTGGGGCAACAGTTTATCAGCCGCTGAACAATGACTAGAGCGCCACAGAATTACGGCCACAGACAAAGTTTGTAAGGTAGCTAGACAGACTGAGTAGCGTGAGAGCGTAGGAGGCTTTAGCTCTACGTATAATGTGGCTAGATGTAACCTGCTCGTTTACTTTCGCACGTGTGTAGTATATAATGTATGTATCGATTGAGATCCTTGAGTCGGCACGGGAGAACTGAGATGGTCACTGTCTTGAAGTTGTCTGGAACCATGAAGGTCATCGACACGCACAGCGACCCGAAGAGGATGAGACACGAAGCTTGGCTCGTCGACATCTACGCGCGATACTGCAAGAAGGAGGGACTGCCTCACTACAGCTGTGACGAGCTCCTCCACGAAGATATCACAGACATGCAGCGCACGTGGTTGACCAGGTTCTACCTCATATGGACCGCACTCGAAGACGAATAGGCTAGTTACTTCTAGCCTGTTTATCGTCGCGTCGTTTCGTGATACAATATACCTATCGAATGGGAAAGGAGAACTACCATGAACATCTTCAAGGACGAGCAAGCGCACAAGAACCTCAGCGCAGACCTCAAGGCCGTAAACGAATGCTTCGACAACGTCAAGACACGCCTCGTCGAGAAGACCCTCGACACCCTCGTCGAGGACCTCTGCCAAGAGATATGGTTCAACCTGGTCGACGACGCCCAGATCACGCTCCAGGACCTCATGATGGCACACCCAGACAGTGAGATCACGGGCATGATCGACCTTCTCGCCTTCAAGGAGTCGGTGACCATCAGGGACGCCAAGGAGTTCTACGACGAGATCGGCCTCGACCACGACGAGTCAGTCACCCAGGTCAGGGTCTACCGAGACGGATTCTACATCGAGGTCCTCAAGGACGGCCGCCACCAGCTCGTCATCGAGAATCGCTCCTGGATCGAGCCCGAGACCCCTCTGGAGACCATGGAGCTTGAACTCTTCAACTACTCTGAGGCCGCGAACTACAACATCAACCCGAAGCTCGACAACAACTAGGAGGACTACCATGGCAATACACAACGACTTGGTGGAAGCTTACAAAGGTTTCTACGAGGATGAGATTGCTCGTGATGAACCTGTTGGTGGAGAATTCTACAACTTGGTTGACGAGTGGGTTGAGGCCAAGATCAGGAGCCACACCCCTAAGGAGAGACTCGAGGTCTACCTCGAGTGGAACGGCATCATCGGCTACACCGGCCGCATCTGGTCCATCGCCCAGGGGGAGTTCGAGTCATGAGACAATATATCGTCAGGTTGTCTGGGAGCGTCGGCGTTGCCACCCTCGAGATTACCCGACAGGAGATGGACGACGACCACATCAGGGCGTGGGCCGATCGGGCCCTCCCCAACTATTGGCCAGTCTACTACAAGATGCACGTCTTCAGGGACGACGACGAGGACAACACCCTCGTGGCCGACCTCACGTCGTACGTGGTGGTGAGGTCAGAGCCATGAGACGGTTCCGCATCACCGGCCACAGCATGGGCTGTGTCGAGGTCTTCCTCAACATGCAGCAGGACAGGTGGTACGACGAGTGCGAGACGGACGAGGCCCGACACGACCTCGTGGCGCACGAGGCGTGGAGGCGCCTGTGGGACTCTGAGGCCAAGACGATGCTCAAGGTCGTATGTGACGAGCTCGGCGTCGACACCGTCTACAGGACCTTCAAGCGCGACATAAGGGTGGAGGAGATCTGAGCGAGACTACTCCCCTAGTCTTGCCCTCTCCGTGATGGCAATACCGTGGCTCGTGTCGAAGCCGCCCACCTCCACGAGGATCACATACACGTACTTTTCGCTCTCTTCACAACTGTACTGGACGTGAAATCCCGGAAGATCCTTGTACCGGTAGTTTCTACTAGCTACTATAGACTTCATGTGTCTGAGGCTCTCTATCCGTTTTGATATGAGGAAGTAGTCTCCGGGCACGCGAAGCATGTCCCAAGGGTACTTGATGTTTGCCATATGATCAGGGTCCTAGGTTCTGGGTCTTTTACGGTGGTATTATATCACGAGAAAATTGGGCAGTACATCAAGGTCCTGGGGCTAGTTGACACAGGTTTTTTCAAGTTTATACTCCTGTGCTCACAAGTAACTGCCTAAGTTATTGATTTTATTGACTTATCGCATATCACACACAGTACAGTCAAAATTTGAAATTGGTCTGACCCATTTGATGTACAAATATCTATCTATCGCTTAGTAGTATAAAGTATGATATACAATATAATATATAAAGGTGTAACACCATGATAATTTGTCTGTGTGTGCTGTGCACTTGTGCCACACGTGCTGTGCATGCACTTGTGCACAATATATGTGAATTAGATATTAAGATATACTGTGCTAAGAGTGAGAACTGCTTCAAGGAAGACTTCTTCACACCTGGACACATTATTGTTACTAACAAGGTTTTCTGGAGGCCTATAATTCTTCACGATTTACGACGGATGTCACTTCGTTTTACTCAAAATGCCGGGCCAAGGATGGATCGACTGGCCGCTTGCAAACCTGCCATCTGAAGCGAGGTCCCAGGCCCAAGATCCTCCAGCCAATAATCTCGAACAATCCTCAGTTTTCCTGGTCTTTTCTCCCGTTTTTTCTGGAATATTCCTCGGATCTTCTGCCGTTTTCGGCCATTTTTTCCGCGTTTATTTCCCATTTTCTTAGCCATTTGTTCAAGTATTATTGACCTGATGTCCTAGGGTCAAACATATGTCACTACAAGTCACCTCTGGGTCATTTTAGGCATACTCTGGGTCACACCAGGGGTTTTATCAATGGGTACTAAGGGCCTAATTCCCTGGAGACCTGTGGACGTCGTTTATACACTAGGGACCAGGGCCCAGGAGAGTGCTGGGAGGACCCAGGGCCGGGCGCCAGGGCTCATCGGGAGAGGTCGGGGAGGCGAGGGGCTGCAGGGCCGTGGCGGAGGGTCGCATGGGCCGGCGCGGTGGGGCTTGGGAGGGGCGGGAGGGGGCCACAGCCAAAATTTGCGGCTGAGAAGAGATCAGGCCGCCTCGCCAAAGTGCCACAGACAGAATTTGGAGCTGCGAACAGTTGTACCTGTCAACGTTAATGGCTCGCTAACGTTAATGCCGCGTTAACGTTAATGGGCTGGTAACGTTAATGGCGCATTAACGTTAATGAGTAACGTTAATGAGTAACGTTGATTTCGCATTAACGTTAACGAGGACCTTGGGCGCACGTCCGACGTTCCCATCCCGGCTGGATTAGGAAGATTGTAGCACGAAATTGTTAGTGAAGATACAGTGGAAGTGAGAACATCGTTAACGAGAGGTCGACGCGGTCGTCGACGCTCTATTAACCAAGATTCGCAAACCACTATTTACATGTCGTGCGTTGCTCTCTATAATCTACGAGTAAACTGAAACGAAGGAGTTACCCACATGAGACACACCACTCTCGCTGACCGACGTGAGACTCTTCTCTGGAGAGACGTCGTCATCCAACCACCCAAACCATCGCTCTTGAGTCGCGTGTGGACTGTGGTTTGCTACACGTCAGTCGCAACTGCTGTTGGCGTCGCAGTCTTCCTCGTCACTCCAGCTCATGCTGGTGGTAGCATGGCTCAAGAGGTGAGAGTCGTACACGTCTCTCCCTCCGTGGTTCTGTATGGTTCGAAGTTGGATCGACAGTTAAAGGTTGACAACAATAAAGCTCAAAATTCAATAAACTTGGAACAGTTAAAGTTTGAGCATTCCCGTCAACTCCTCGCTGACAAAGCCTACTACGAGAAACTTAAAGATCAACGCAAACATAAGTAAAACTTGACATAGTCCAACTTGCATAAAGTTGGACTTGTCTCATCTGTGACAGTTAAAGTTTTATGTAAACTGTAACTGATGCAGCTTGAGTCAAGATTGAGTAAAACTGTACATAGCCCAAGTTGTGTAAAAACTGTATGCAGTCGTGTACCACACAAAAGTTAGAGAAACGTTAACGAGGTAGTTAAAACTTACATAAAGAACTATTTTCAAAAAAGTGAGCTTCGTTAAAACTGTAGCTGTAAAATTAACGTTTCGCTAATACGTTCACTATAAGATGTAACTATCAAAAGAGCAATGACGCTCTCTTGAGAACGAAGATGGAGAAATATTATGGCTAAGAAAGTCGCTGAAGTTGTAGTCGTCGAGAAGAAGAAAGGCTGGAGAATTAAGTCGTACTACGTCGACTTGAAGGCCTATGAGGCCTCGAAGGCAGAACTGAGCAAGGCGCCAAACCAAGTGCAGATCATGGTCAACTACTTCGCCACGAAGTACGTCGACGAAGCGTCTGCTGCGCAAGGCCGAGTGATGTGTCAGTCTGCGATCGACGAAGGTGGTTTGAAGACCGTGATCGAGCCACACGTTCTCTTCGCCTACTATCGGTCGACGATGGAGAAGTTTGGTCTCCGCCTGCGTGGCTGAGTTAACGCTTCTCTAACGAGTGTGTGCGCCGGCGATAGTGCTGGCGCACACTCACTAGTGAGCGAACCAAACCGATTGCACCTTGAATTGTGGAGGCCGCCGCCGACCTCCACGGACTCCGCAGCCACTTTCAAAGTGTTACTATATAACATCAGGGCTCCAGGACCGCAACCCTCGGTTCATGTCCCACTCGTTCGAGACCCTAGGTCCACCCACCTAGTCACCTGCTTCGCTCTCGCATGTATGTGACACACGCATATTGGGCCCCTCATCTGGTTGGCTCGACGCGGGCACCTGTGGTCCACCTGCATCCACTTGAACACCCACGACGGCTGTCCCTTGACGAGTGCCTCACAGCGCTCGTCGTCTGGCACGTAGAATTCTGGTCCTCTGTGGTTAGTCATAAGATCACTATATCACGCGATTATTGACTCGGACACAGGCTAGTTGTACCTGACCCTCAAAATAAACACCATAAGACACGTTTACAGGTTATATTGGGCGTGATATACGTGGTCCAGGGTACAAATTGCCAACATATATGGAGCGGGACTCATGACCACTACGGTGAAGGTGCACGTAAACGGCCAGTATCGGGCCACGGTCGTCCACACCGTCGACGGAGAGGTCAAGGACACGGTCCTCGTCGGGCCAAGTGAGGAGAAGGCCCTCGCGGCGTACCACGGTCACACCAACTCATTCACCGTCACCGAGGAGTCTATCCCCGCGGAGGCGGACGAGGCCGACGAAGATGAGGCCGACGACGAAGACGACGAAGACGAGTAGGAGCCGCGGTGGCCTCGGTACTCACCCCATACAGGCCCTCGGACGGGAACAACCCGTACACTGAGGCCCAGCTCAAGGCCCTCTGGAAGGACCTGGAGCCGTCGGCGCGTGAGCCGGGGAGGTACTCGCTACCAGAGCGTATATTGGTCCAGAGGGAGTTCCTCTCGTACGTCGCCCAGGGCTACTCGCCGACGCGCGCTGTCCAGAGGCTCCAGGCCCTCGCGCAGAAGGAGCCCGAGAAGTGGCCCTACGCCGACTACTCCACGTTCATGGCGTGGAAGGCGTACGACAAGGACTTCGCCGAGGCGTACGAGGTCGCGTACTCGATGGGCACCGACAACCTCGAGGACAAGGGCGTCGAGCTCGCATACGCGGGCAACTCGTCCATGCTCCAGTTCCTTCTGCGCATGAGGAACCCCCAGAGGTACAACCCGAGACAGGAGGTGTCTGGGCCCGGGGGCGGCGCGATAGAGCACGTCCACACCATCAAGCTCGTCGCGGCGAAGCCGAAGGTCCTAGAGATCGAGCACGACGGGGCAGAGTCCGCCTCATCGCGCCCAGGGTTCGAGCACGATGACGGAGAGGCGCGGGTGCCGGAGGGTGCCGTGGACGCCGAGGTCGTCGACGATGAGTGACGAGGCGGAAGTCGTCCTGCCGGAGAAGATGATCCCGGTATTCGAGAAGCCCCGCGGTGAGGTCCAGTACCGTGGGGCCTTCGGGGGTCGTGGCTCGGGGAAGAGCTTCAACTTCGCGAAGATGGCGGCGATCTGGGGCTACGTGGACCCGTTACGTGTATTGGCCACTCGCGAGTACCAGGGATCGATCAAGGAGTCATTCTACGCGGAGCTGAAGTCCGCGATCATGTCCGAGACGTTCCTGTCGAACGCTTACGTGATCGGGTCCGACTTCATCCGCGGGAAGAATGGCACAGAGTTCATGTTCATGGGGCTGAGGCGCTCGATCAACTCGATCAGGTCCCTCGCCCAGATCGACCTCACGATCGTGGAGGAGGCGGAGGACGTCCCCGACCAGTCGTGGCTCATGCTTGAAGCTACCGTTTTCCGGCGCCCGAAGTCAGAGCTTTGGGCGATCTGGAACCCGAGGCTCCGGGGGTCTCCTGTCGACCTGCGTTTCCGCGTGCATCCTCCCATGAACGGCGTCTTCGCGGAGATGAACTACTGGGATAACCCGTTCTTCCCAAAGGGCCTGGAGACCCTCAGGGCGCGCGAGGAGAAGCGCCTAGACCCTGACACCTACAACCACGTCTGGGAGGGAGGCTACCTCACGAACTCGAACGCCCAGGTCTATAGCGGGAAGTGGCGCGTCGCGGACTTCGAGCCTGGACTCGACTGGGACGGACCCTACCAGGGAGGGGACTTCGGCTTCTCCCAGGACCCGTTAGCCGCGGTCCGCTGCTGGATACACGACGAGACGCTGTTCGTGGAGTACGAGGCGGGAGCGATCGCGCTGGAGCTTGACGATACGCCCGCGTTCCTCGACTACCACATACCTGGCTGGGCGTCGTTCGTCTCGCGCTGGGACAATGCCAGGCCTGAGAGTATATCGCATTTCAAGAACCACGGGATGGAGCGCGCGGAGGCCGCGGACAAGTGGAACGGTAGCGTCGAGGACGGTATACAGTTCGTCCGGAGCTTCAAGCAGATAGTCATCCACCCGCGCTGCATGAACACGAAGAAGGAGATGCAGCTCTACTCCTATAAGGTCGACCGCTTCACGGGTGACGTGCTGCCCGTCCTCATCGACGCGAACAACCACTGGATGGACGCGATCAGGTACGCTCTCGCCCCAATCATCAAGCACCCGATCATGGTGCAGATGTTCGTGTCGTCGAAGTACCGCCAGAGGTTCCTTGAGATGAGGAGAGCCTCATGAATGCCCTCGTGAAAGCGGGACCGCGGACATCGGTCGTCAACCTCATCCAGAGGACGCTGAGCAGCGCATTCCCAGGCTACTTCCCCGGGCAGAAGCACGACCACTACAAGGACTTCGGGTTCCCGCAGTACGTCGACTTCAAGCTGGTCTACGACATGTACGACCGGAACAGCCTGGCGAAGGCTGCGGTCGACAAGACGACCCGCAAGACGTGGCAGGACCCGCCGTGGCTGCTCGAGAAGCCGCGCGACGGCTCCGAGGGCGCGGTCAAGAAAGAGACCCGCCTGGAGAAGGCGATACGGCAGCACTTCTCCAAGATCAGGTTCTGGACCAAGGTCATGGAGGCGGACCGCCGCAGCCTCGTAGGAAAGTTTGGTGCAGTTATATTGCGCGTCGCAGACGGGAAGCCGACGAGTGAGCCACTCGAGAAGGTGAGCGGAGGTCTCGACGCCCTCGTGGACATCATCCCAGTGTGGGAGGGCCAGCTCAAGGTCACGAGGTGGGACACCGACGTGAAGTCGATGAGCTACGGCGACCCGCTCATGTTCGAGTACGACGAAGGCAGTATCGGTCAGAACTCCGGCCCTTCTCCAGTATCTCAGGGCCGCGCGAGGAAGCTCACCGTCCATCCATCGAGGATCATCGTCTGGTCGATGGACGGGACTATGGACGGTGAGTCTTCCCTGAAGGCCGGCTTCAACGACCTCGTGACTATCGAGAAGATCACGGGGGCGGGCGGCGAAGGTTTCTGGAAGAATGCGAAGCAGGCCCCCATCCTCGAGATGGACAAGGAGGCCGACCTCCAGAAGATGGCTCGCGCCATGGGTGTCCCGGTCGACAAGGTAGCGGACGTCATGAACGAGAACGCGTCAAATTGGCAGCAGGGTTTCGACGAGCTACTGATGCTGCAGGGTATGACGGCGAAGCTCCCGAAGATCGAGCTTCCCGACCCTGAGCACTTCTACATGAACGCCCTGCAGTCGTTCGCGGCGTCATTCGACATCCCGTTGAAGGTCCTTGTTGGCACGCAAACGGGTGAGCGTGCCTCGTCGGAGGACGCGAGCCAGTGGAACCAGACCTGCAACTTCCGAAGGAAGAATACGGTCATACCAAATATCTTGCAGATTGTCGCCCGACTCGAGAACTGCGGGGTCTTGAAGGAGAACCCCGAGTGGTTCGTCGACTGGACGGACCTGACAGAGAGCACCATGCTAGAGAAGATCGACCGTGCCGGCAAGATGGCGAAGGTCAACAAGGACTTCGGGAACATTGTGTTCATGCCGCAGGAAATTCGCGCTTCTGTCGGATACGAGCCTGTCGACGAGAAAGAACTCGCGAAGCTCCGTGAGCAACAGAAGGACGTTACGTCGGACCCAGCTGATCCGAAAGATCCAGCTGACCCGACCGATCCGGAAGATCCGTCAACGAGTGGAGGCCAGTGATGGCATATAAAGTTATACGGGTCAATGTCACCCGGGTCCTGAACACGAAGGCCGCGAAAAAGCAGAAGCGGAATGGACGTGACGTGATCGTTGTCCCGTCGGCGACCATGCCCGACGACATCATCATGAACCGTGTCAAGTACCCGGCCGCCGAGATCAAGGCCTCATTCCATACACTTGAGAAGACGCCGGCGCCGCTGAACCACCCAATAGTCGACGGTAAGTTCGTCTCGGCGAGAGACCCCGAGGCTCTAAATGTGGGTTGGATTGGCGCCTGGAACGAGAACGTTCGCTACGAGAACGGAAGGATCAAGCTCGACAAGATCATCGACGTCGACAAGGCGAACCAGTCGGAGGAGGGCAAGCGCGTCCTCAAGGCCATCGAGAAAGGTGAACCGGTCCACACGTCGACAGGTCTGCTCGCCCACATGGAGAAGGTCGAGAACCAAGAAGACCACGACTCTGTCGCACATGACCTCGAATTCGACCACGACGCAATACTATTGGACTTCACGGGCGCCGCGACACCAGATCAAGGTGTCGGCATCTTCGTGAACGCTCAGGGGGCGACCGAGGAGGTCGAAGTAATCAACTCGATCTGGGATGATGCGGATCGAGAAATGGATTGGGCAGTCGAGTCGATTGCCCGAGCTCTGGAGAAGAAGGCAAAAATTCCGATCTATGAGCGAATTAAGGCCGCGATAACCGAAGCCTTCACGGGTCTCGGGGCGGAAACCACTGCAACAAATGAGGAAGCTGAAATGTCGAAAGAAGAGATCGACAAGCTCTCCGCGAAGGTTGACGCCCTCACGGAGAGCATGAAGGGGATCGGAGACACCATCACTAACGGTGTCGCGACCGCCTTCACGACAGCTCTGAAGCCCCTCGTTGACGCCCAGGCCGCGGTCTTGGCGAACGAGAAGGCCAAGGAGGACGCGGAGAAGAGCGGCCTGATCGACAAAGTCGTGAAAGCCAATCTGCTCGACGAGACGGCCGCGAAGGAGACTCCGCTGTCGACCCTGAAGGCACTCGCCGCCAACATCAAGGAAGCCAAGACCCCGGCTCCGATCCGTCAAGGTGCGTTTGCCACCAATGGCGGCGTCGTGTCGGCCTTCAAGGCTCCCGTGGCCAAGAAGGAGGCCTGATACATGGCCCGATACAACAAGATCTTCCTCGGCCCCGCCGAAGAAGTCAAGCCACAGGTACGGGAGCTTAACGCTTCCGTCGACTTGCTCCCCGGTCGCCTCGTTGTTATCACGGCTGGTGAGTGGGCTCTCGCCGGCGCGGCTACCGTCGGCAAGGTCTGGATCGTCCAGGACAACTACCTTCAGATGAAGGGAGCCGACGACGTCTGGGCCACCGACAACTCTGCCATTGGCATGGAGCTTCTCCCGAACCTGCTCTATGCCGGCCGCATCGCGAACGGTGTCAACATCGCCGCGATCGGGACGCCGCTTACGCCGGGTGCCAACGGCACCCTTGCCATCGCGGCCTTGAGCGACCTCATCGTCGCCTACAGCGAAGAGGTCTACAACAACACGTCCGGCTCCGAGCAGCTCCTCCGCATTCGACCCGCGGGCGGCAGCTACCTCTCGGCGGCGGCTTAACGAGGAGGCGAACTGATGCGCTACTTCGACGATCAGCTGATCGCCAACTCTCGACACCACGCCGAGTGGTGGGAACTCCAGTGTGTGAACCGTGAATGGTTCCACCAGTCCGAGGACACGTTCGCCGGCTTGTATAACTCGACGGCGATCCTCCCCCGTGACGCGTGGCAAGAAATCGACGACATCACCCGTCGCGTCATGCGTAACGATGAAGGTTCCACCTTCATGAACGACCTGATGCCCCTGGCCAAGACTGTCAATATCGGCAAGCTCGTGAACCTGTACCGTGTGTCCTCGGACGCCGGCTCAGTCATGCGCTCGCTCTCCGGCCAGGTCGCCGTGCCTCTCGACAAGGTGACTTACGACTACCGTGGTTCGCCCGTGCCTATCTTCGCTACCGCCTACGGTCGCGAGTGGCGCGAGTGGAACACACTCCAGTCGGAGAACTTCGACGCACTCTCGGACGACCAGGAAGCTCACACCGCGAAGATCCGCCGTGACATGGCCCTGTATGCCCTCTCGGGCGATGCAGGCATCACCGTCGGTGGTTACTCGGCCGTGGGCATCTTGAACAGCCCATACTCGAAGCCTGTCAACTTGGGTGCCGCCGTCGGCGGGGCCAACATCGACCTGACTGCCAACGCCACCACCTCCGACGCGATCGTTGCCTTCTTCAACAACTATGTCGGCGCCATCCTCGACGCCAACCTGGTCATCCAGAAGATCAACATCTACGTCTCGCCGGAGATCGGTCGCCGACTGGACATGCCATACTCAAGTGCGGACGGTTTCAAGACAGGGACCCTTATGGAGTTCCTTCTGAAACAGCGCCGCATCGGCAAGATCGACGTGACCTATGAGCTTACCGGCAACGCGTTCTTTGCGTTTGTCCCGAGCTCGGAGTTCATCCGTCCTCTCGTTGGTATGGCCGTTGGCACGACCCCCATGGCCCGCCTCAACCCCACGGACAACTACCAGTTCCTGATCATGGGTGCGATGGGTCTGGAGATCAAGGCCGACTGGAACAACCGCTCTGGCGTGTTCCACTCGGTTATCCAGAACTAGCGGGAGCCTCAACCCCACCCTCAGCCAGCCCTGAGGTAACTGCTAGTAGGAGGGGGTCTCACTCCTGGGGGACCCCCTCTTCGAGAATAGAAACAAGTTGGAGGGCCACATGGCCAAGTATCGCGCGAAGGTGGACGTTCCGCCCGGCATCAAGGCAGGCGACGTCGTCAATTTCGAGGAGCCGCTGGTTCCTTCATACGAGAAGCTGTTCGAGAAGGTCGGCGAGTCCGACGACGAGGACGATGACGCTGACAAGACTTTTGTCGGCAACCCTGACAGGAACACCCTCAAGGATAGGGCCACGGAGCTGGGCATCAACTTCGCGCCGAACATCCCCACCGACCGGCTCATTGAGCTGATCACGGAAGCCGAAGTCAAGGCTGCGGCCGGCGGGGAGTAACTACACATGGCACGGCTGGTCACCCTGATCGTCGAAGACGGCACCATTGTCGCGGGCGCGAACTCGTTCGTGACCGAGGACGACATCGTGGCCTATGCTTTGGCGCGTGGGGTGATCTTGCCGTTTACCACAGACCCCGAGAAGGACGCTGTCGCAACTCTCGGGATCAAAGCTATGGACTACCTTCGGATACTGCCTTGGAGGGGCGAGGTCGTGGACGTCAGCCAGACCACACCGTGGCCACGCAAGAACGTCGACGTCACGCCTTCATGGCCCGAGAATGCTATCCCGCTGGCCGTCACTGAGGCGCAGTTGCAGCTGACACTCCTCGTCAAGGCAGGAACCATCCTCCTCCCGACGATCGCCGGCACAGGTTTCTTAATCAAGGAGAAGATCGGGCCGATCGAGAACGTGTACTCTGAGAAGGTGGGCTTGTCGACGAACGGTCTGCCTATACTCCCAGGTATCAGTCTATTGCTCCAGCCGTGGCTGCTCGGCGACTATGATGGTTTCGTCCCAGTCATGCTGCTCTCCATCGGAGGCAGGGTGTATGGCTGTTGACTATAATAGAGCGCGTGCTACAGTTGAGAGGATGATCAACGCCTACGGCAGGCTGATCACTCTCATAGACGACAAGAAAGCTGCTGACCCAACAAACCCGCTCGGTCCTCCTGCGGCTCCGACGGTTGTCTCTGACGTCAAGGCGGTATTCGTGCGCCCGTCTGGCTACATCAAGCTAGGTGAGTCATTTTACCTGGATCCAGGCATGTGGGAGGAGGCCGAGAAGATAGCCCTCATCTTGCCGAGCCTCACGAACGATTACGAAAGGTTCACGCGCATCCTCGACAACGACGGCAAAGGTTACAAGATCTTTAAGGTCGAGGCCCTCACGCCGGGCGACGTCCCGATAATGCTCTACCTGGGACTTCGCCAATGATCACGAGCCTGGCCCAAGCAGACGACGAGATGGCTCAGCTTTTCCGCATCCCGTGGGAGGTTACAGCAAGCTACGTCTGTGAGTGGCCGAACCACAAGGAGGCGAGCCACGAGGAAGATGAGATCTGGGCACGCTGGAACCTTGATTATGTGGCCGGTAACCAGGTTACTATGGGCGGGGCCAATCGTCGCAAGTTCACCAAGATGGGGCTAATCTACATTAACGTGTATTCCCCGCTTGGTGGTGGTCTCGCGCAGGCGAGAGACGCCTCTCAGATTGCGCTATTTGCATATGAGGGGCAGCGGACACCGAATGACGTCTGGTTCCGTAACGTACGTATTGAGAGTGAAGGTCACGGTCGCGGAAGCGGCAAGAACAAGAGCTGGTGGACGACGCTCGTTGTGGCAGAGTTCATCTACGAGCACCTGAGGTAGGACCCCAATGGCTATCCGCAACAAGATCGACAGCAATGAGACTGGACTGGCAATCGCCAAGGAAGTCATCGGTCAGCCCGGTGTCCTCCCAGTTACCCCAATCTGGCACGAACTGGAACCGAATGAATATGACGACTTTGGCGGTGAGCCGACGTTGCTTGCACGCCGACCGATCAACTCGTCACGCCAACGCAAGAAGGGCTCCATCGTGGACCTGGCGGCGACAGGCGGCTTCAACCAGGACTTCACGAACAACAACTCTCAGCTTGTCACGAGCGGCTTCATGTACGCTGACTTTCGTGAGAAGCAGAGCGAGACCCCGACGGCCGTGTCTGCGACAGGTTACGTCGTGGTCGACGAGACTCAGTACTTCGCCAACATGCTCATCCTCGCGTCTGGCTTCGCGGTGGCGGCGAACAACGGACTGAAGGTCGTTACGTCAGTCGACGCAGGCACGAGCGAGGTTCGTGCAGCTGGTCTCGCTGTCGAGGCTGGCCCTCCCGCGGCTGCAAAGATTGTGCTCGTCGGTATCCAGGGTGGGGCCGGCAACATCGACGTCAACGCGGCGGGTGTGCTCCCTGTGATTACGTCGGCCGTGATCGACATGTCGTCGCTGGACCTTATCCCAGGTGAGGCTGTCTACGTCGGAGGTGACGCGGTTGGCACACGTTTCGGGACAGCTACAAATAACGGCATCAAGCGTATTCGGTCGGTGGCGCCTGGCGGTATCACGATCGACAAGTCGGACGAGGTGATGGTCACGGAGGCCGATGTCGCCAGCACGATACGTATCTTCTTTGGTCGCGTTCTGAAGAACGAGCTCGCGCAGCTCATTATCCGTCAGTCGTTCCAACTTGAGCGTCAGATGGGTGCGCCTGACACGGCTTTTCCTGCACAGATACAGGCTGAGTACGTCATCGGCGCGTTCCCGAACGAGATGGAGATGGTCGTCGAGTCTGCAGACAAGATCAACTGCAACTTCTCGTTCATCGCCATCACGAACCAACAGAATATCTCGACCGTCGGCATCAAGTCGGGTACCCGTACACCGGTCGTTGAGTCTGACGCCTACAACACGTCGACAGATTTCTCGCGGATCAAGCTAGCTCTCGTGAGCAGCACCAACTCAGCTCCCGATCCGCTGTTCGCGTTCGTGACCGACTTTACGCTGAGCATCAACAACAATGTGTCGCTCAACAAGGCAGTCGGGTACCTCGGCGGCTTCGACGCGACGATAGGCCTCTTCGAGGTGTCGGCGGAGATCAACGCCTACTTCACGAAGATCGAGTCGCTCCAGGCGGTCCGAAACAACAATGACGTGACCCTCGACTACTTCGTCGCGAAGGAGAACCGCGGGTTCGTCGTCGACCTCCCCTTGTTAGCGCTCGGTGGAGGTCTCTCTGAGGTTGAACTCGACGAGCCGATCATGATCCCGCTCGAGTCTGACGCCGCGACGGCCGTGAAGATGGACCCGAACTTCAACCACACCCTCATGTGGACGTTCTTCGACTATCTGCCCGATATCGCTGAAGCTTGAAACTAGAAACCCCAGTCTTAATCAGGAGAAAGACGATGGGACTTTACGAGAAAATGAAGACGAGCCCTCGGTTGGAAGCCGAGGGTATCTGGCTACAGGTCGATGACACCCGTATCCGCCTTGGGCGAGCCGGTGGCAAGAACACCAAATTCATCGTCGCCGCAGAAAAGGTCGCTCGCGAACACAAGCGTGCGCTCGACCTCATGGGGGAGGAGCAAGGCAGGAAGCTCTTCTCAAAACTCTTCGCAGAGATTATTGTCCTCGACTGGCTTACGAAGGCAGCTGACGGTGACTTCGACGAGGATGGTAACGCCGCTGGCGAAGACGTCATCGAGTCAGCTCGCTGGAAGCGGGGCATCTCTGGACCCGACGGCAATATCATCGAATTCAGCGTCGAGAATGTTGTGAGGACCTTCGACGACATACCTGACCTGCTGAAGATGGTTAAGGAGACTGCCGAGGACCCGTCGCTGTTTCGGCAGGAACTACTGAGAGGAATTGAGGGAAACTGATCGCAGTCCTGGGTTACGAGCTAACGCAAGGTCCCACGGAGCAAGCAATCCTTCGGCAGTGCATTCGCGAAGGTAAACCATACCCTAAAGCTATCGCGAATGCCCCCGACATCGAGCAGTTCACGGAACTCTACTATTTCGCCTACGTGGACCTCGGGAGTTGTCGGAACTACGAAGGTGGAGAGATACCTTGGACTGCTATTCGGGAGTACGCCGACGAGTACGATTTAGACGAGGATCAGCGAGTAATCCTATACAGTGTGATCCGCACCGTGGATATCTGGTTCTTAAAAGAAATACAGGCTAGAGCGGAAAAGAAGAATGGCCGGGGAAACACAGAGCGGAGACATGGCGGCCGCGGGAAAAAGGTTCTTCCGATTGGCCAGAGGAGTTGAGGTAGCTGCTCTTACAGTAACGAAAGAGCAGGCCCTCGACGTCCAATACATGCTCGCGAAAGAGACGCCGGTCGACGTCGCTACGGCCCGCTCGAACTGGCGTATCAGCGTTGGACGTCCGCTCGTGGGGAGGATCAAAGCTTACTTACCGTACCCCTCCAGGCACCGTAAACCTTACGGTGCAGGCGGCACCAAGAGCGAGAGCGCCAACCTTTCTGCTGTGACCTCTCAGGGTCGTGCCCGTCTGGCAACTTACGAGAAAGGCTCGATCTATATCTCAAACAATGTACCGTATATTGGTCCTCTTGACCGAGGCCACTCTCCGCAAGCTTCGTCAGGCTTTGTCGCCCGGGCTGTGCTCCAAGCTACTTTGAGGACTAAGCCGAAGATCAAGGTGATCTTCGATAAGGAGTTCAGCAAGTAATGGCCAACCAGATAATCAACGTAGTCGTCAACTCGAAGGGCGCCGTGACGGTTGCCCGTGAGTTGAACGCCATTGGCGACAGTGCGAAGTCGACTGCGACATATCTGAATGGCCTGCGCGCGGTGTTGGCGGCGGCGTTGACGTTCTCCGGTGCTGGGCAGATCGTGGACACGATCAATAGTTTCACGGCGCTTCAGAACAGGCTGAGGCAGGTCGCGGACGCTAACAACACTGTGAGTGACAGCTGGACACGCCTGTTGAATATCGCCAACCAGTCTTATTCTGCTATCGACAGCACCGTTGATCTGTACTTCCGTGTCGCTCAAGCATATAAAGCTTGGGGCGAGAGCGCCAATGCGGCTTACAAGTTCACGGAGCTGTTCCAGAAGGCAGCTATCCTGTCCGGTTCGACTATGCAGACTACGTCGCAGGCCGTCTACCAGTTCTCACAAGCTCTCAACAAAGGCAAGCTTGACGGTGACGAGTTCAGGTCGGTCCTGGAAGGCTTACCATATGTCGCTAACCTGATCCAGAAGTCGCTCGGAGTCACGAGGTCTGAACTCTACCAGCTGTCAAAAGAAGGTAAGATTTCTGTCGATCGCATAAAGGAAGCGTTCGAGGGTGCTGCAAAGACGATCCAGAAAGATTGGAGCAACATCACTCCAACGATTGGTATGGCGATGCAGGTGCTCAGCAACAACTGGACCGACTTCGTAGGGAAGATCGAGACGTCGACAGGCGTGTTCAGCGGTATAGCTCAGCTCATCATACTTATCGCAAATAACTTTACTTTGCTTGCGATTGCTCTTGCACCTGTCGCGATCTCTCTCGGTTTCCTCGCAGGTCGACTTGGCATCGGTCTCGTCGTAACTGGCTTCAGAGACTTGACGACAGCTATCAAGGAGGTTACTATCGTCCAGTGGCTGTTCAACGCTGCCGTGTCTGCGAATCCGTACGTCCTCGCGGCTGTTGCGATCGCGGCCGTCGTCACAGGCATCATCTACTTTCGTAATGAGCTTGGACTCACGAGCGAGGCATTCAACTCATTGTGGAATGTATCAGCTAGCGTGTTGTCTGATATAGTTGGTTACTTGACACCGCTCTATAACGCCCTGCAACCGATCGTGAGCGCTTTCCTCGAGTGGAACATCGTCTTTGTCGCCATCCGTGCTCTTGCTAACGTGACGATGACAGATATCGTGTCGATGTTCAGCGCGATTGGTACCGCTGTCGCGTCGACGGCCCAGTACATGATAAAGACACTAGGTCCCGTGTTCACTGACCTGATGGGTCTCGCTAAGTCACTATACGACCTCATCAAGACTATAGTGGACATTCACGTGAAGGCTTGGGGACCGGCTGTTATCACCGTGTGGA